AACTGATTTCTCTTGAAAATCTTCCTCCCACTTTACAAAAATTAGATTGTTATAATAATCTACTTACTTCTCTTGACAATCTTCCTCCCAATCTACAAATATTACATTGTTACAACAATCAACTTATTTCTCTGGACAATCTTCCTCCCAATCTACAAATATTATGTTGTTATAATAATCAACTCACTTCTCTTAACAATCTTCCTCCCAATTTACAAACATTACAGTGTGAAAAGAATAAACTGATTTCTCTTGAAAATCTTCCTCCCACTTTACAAAAATTAGATTGTTATAATAATCTACTTACTTCTCTTGACAATCTTCCTCGCAATCTACAAATATTACATTGTTCATATAATAAACTGATTTCTCTTGAAAATCTTCCTCCCACTTTACAAGAATTATATTGTTACAACAATCAACTGATTTCTCTTGAAAATCTTCCTCCCACTTTACAAAGATTACATTGTCACGATAATAAACTGATTTCTCTTGAAAATCTTCCTCACACTTTACAAGAATTTAATTGTTATAATAATCCAATTTTTACAATAAGTAAGAAACTATATGGATTTAGTCCTTCTATAGAAACAATTGACCAATACAATGAAATCAAACGCATCGAAAATTTGGAAAAAGAATGTTGTCCCGTGTTAAAATAAAATAATAAAATGCCAGATTATACCGTAACAGAATTGGATTTATCGAATCGAAAATTGACTCACATATTACATTGTTACAACAATCAACTTATTTCTCTGGACAATCTTCCTTCCAATTTACAAATATTATATTGTGCAAATAATAAATTAATAAATACTTATATCTATTTTTGCATATTATGATAATAAAACAAAGGACCGAAAAATTGAAAATCTTTTTTCAGAAATAACAAACAAACTACAATGACAGACTATACCGTAACAGAATTGGATTTATCGAATCGAAAATTGACGGTTTTACCGGATTTATTTTTATACCCAAATCTACAAATATTACATTGTTCAAATAATTATTTGACTTCTCTTGACAACCTTCCTCCCACTTTACAAGAATTAGATTGTTTTAATAATCAACTCACTTCTCTTAACAATCTTCCTTCCCAGTTACAAAATTTAGATTGTTCGCATAATCAACTTACATCTCTCAAAAATTTTCCTCCCACTTTACAAACATTATTTTGTCACTCTAATCAACTTACATCTCTCGAAAATTTTCCTCCCACTTTACAAGAATTATGGTGTCAACGTAATCAACTAACAAGGCTCGGCGGAGCTGAGTCCGCCTTTGGCACTTCTCTTGATATTTTACCTCTTACTTTACAAAATTTAGATTGTTCGCATAATCAACTTACATCTCTCGAAAATTTTCCTCCCACTTTACAAACATTATATTGTCACTCTAATCAACTCACTTCTCTCAAAAATCTTCCTCCCAATTTACAAGAATTATGGTGTCACTCTAATCAACTCACAAGGCTCGGCTTTCGTAACGACCGATTAGAGTCCGCCTTTGGCACTTCTCTTGATATTTTACCTCTTACTTTACAAGAATTACATTGTAAAAAGAATCCAATTTATACAATTTGCGAGAAAATGTATGGATTTGAACTTTCTAAAAAAACAATTGAACAATACAATGAAATCAAACGCATGGAAAAAGAATGTTGTCCTATGCAAACAAACAAACAAACGAATAAAATGACAGATTATACCGTAACATCATTAAATTTATCGAAACAAAACTTAACTGTTTTACCGGATTTATCTCTATACACAAAATTAAAAACATTAGATTGTACTGACTTCTCTTGACAATCTTCCACCCAATCTAGAAGAATTATATTGTTATGAGAATCAATTAACTTCTTTCAATCTTCCTTTCACTCTACGAAGATTATATTGTGATAATAATAAACTGACTTCTATCGGTAATCTTCCATCCACTTTACACCTATTAAATTGTTCAAACAATCAACTTACTTCTCTTGACAATCTTCCTCTGAATATAAAAAAATTAGTTTGTTCAAACAATCAACTTACTTCTCTTGACAATCTTCCTCGCAATCTACAAGAATTGTATTGTGAAAACTGTCAATTAACTTCTCTAAATAATCTTCCTCCCAATTTACAAGAATTAGAATGTGAAGACAATCCAATTAATACAACATGTAATGAAATACATGGATTTGAACTTTCCCAAAAAACAATTGAAAATTACACTGTAGAAACAATCCAATTTATACAACATGCAAGGAAATATACGGATTTAAACTTTCAAGTGACACGATTGAGAAATACAATGATGTATCACTGACTTCTCTCGCTAAATAACTAAATAAATAATAAAATGTAACAAATAACAACAAATATATTCTATGAAGTTTTATGAAACGCATTATACGGAATATATTGCCTCCGTTGAAAAATACAATCTTCATCCTGAATTAATATCTGTATTTCACTCCACCTTGCTCACTCTCCCCAATCTTATTTTTTATGGTCCAACCGGTGTTGGAAAATACTCGCAAATTTTATGTCTGATTCAAAAATACAGTCCGTCCAAATTAAAATACGAAAAACAAATGGAAATTCAAATTGATAAACAAATATATCAATATCACATCAGTGATATTCATTATGAAATTGATATGTCGTTATTGGGGTGTAATTCAAAACTGTTATGGCATGAATTTTTTACCCAAGTCGTGGATATTGTTTCCATGAAACCGGGCGGAGGTTCTGACAAAAAAATCGGTATTATTGTTTGTCGTAATTTTCATGCAATTCATAACGAGTTATTGGATATTTTTTACAGTTATATTCAACATCATCAAAATCACATGAAGTCTGTTCGTATTATTTTTATTTTAATGTCTGAACATATTGGATTTATTCCGCAAAATATTTTACAGTGTAGTTTTATCATTCATGTTGCACGTCCATCCAAAGAACAATACATAACATTGGCGAATATGTATGATGGGGCTTCTTCCTCCTCGTCATTAATGGAAGAAGTGAATCCACAATTTATAGTAAATATGAAAGAAATTCGCGCATTTCCTCTCATTTCTTCGACCAGTGATATGCCGGTAGATATATTCAACAGTATTTGTGATACCATTTTAAAAGAAATTATCAAACGTATTAGAGAGGCTTTTTCCGCATCCTCCTTAGCCGTAAGTTCATTTGCCGATTTTCGGGATAAAATATATGATATTTTGGTATATAATTTGGATGCCGTTGAGTGTATATGGTATATTTTTACCTATTTAGTTCCCGAATTTTCCATATCTTCTGAAAAAATGCAAGAACTACTTCGAGAGATATATATTTTTTTACGCCAATACAACAATAATTATAGACCTATTTTTCATTTGGAGAATATTTTCTTTACATTTATTGTCTATTTTTCCGGCGCAAATGAACATGAAACATAAAAACACAATATAAATAAATCCATCAATTATTATATTGATGATTCTTGAAGAAGCATATAGAATTTTAGAATTGGATGAGTTCGAACCCATTACATTTGCTTTATTAAAACGAAAATTTCATAAACTTGCACTGTTATATCACCCCGATAAACAACCAAATAAAAAAGAACCGTCCGAACATTCGTTTGTTGAAATTCAAGAGGCATTCACGATGTTATGTCATAACTTTTCTTTTATCGCGGAAGAGAACGAAGATATAGATGAAATTTTGGCGGAACCGGTAGACGTACAAGATATTAACGTACAAGATATTAACGTACAAGATATTAACGTACAAGATATTAACGTACAATATATTATCGTAAAAATAATATCGTATATAAATTCCAACCAGCTTATTCCGTATATAACCCAACTTATTTCAACTATTGATACGCCCATATTAGTTTGTATTTATAAATTATTATTGAAACACCATTTTCCGCCAATTATTATACATATCGTGCGAACCGCAATTCATAAGGACAATGACAATTCATGAATCAACAAATAAAACACGAATCAAAAAACACGATTCAAACAAAACACGAATCAAATAAAAAACAAAAATAAAAACAACAAAGATTCCATTGTCGGAATATTCCATTGTTGCAATAATAATTCGTCCGCTTTTTCTTCTATTTCTTTTCTTTTATGTATAATGTCATCCCACGAATCGACCATGAGAATAGGTAAATTATAAAAAGTTGTTATATTCTCAATAAAAAATGTTCGCAGACAAATGGGCACGGTTTTACATAACAATGCTTCCCATATTCGATGTGTATCGTAGCCATTTCCTTCCGGACAAATACACATTTTATACGTTTTTAACCTCTCAATATTTTCTTGGGGAGGGAGAGAAGGAAGCCATTCAATATGATTGTGTAATATATTGAAACACGGCTCTCTCACAGAAACATTTGTTTTTACATTAAACTGAAAATAAATGGAATTTTTTTTTAAATGAGGGGGGGTAACGAAAGATACGTTTCCATGGTCCCACATACTATTTGCAATGCCAATTGGTAATGGATACGGACCCTTGGTATGATACGATGTTACGGATACGTTTTGCGAAAACCATCCGACTAAAAAAGGACATTCCCGAATCGTAGATACATAGGACGTCCCATCATTCATATTTTCATCGGAATTATGGGACAATAAAAGAAACGGTTGTTGTATATGATGAATTTGTTTGGAAAACTCTCGCAAACAGTGCCCGTAACAAAAAATACGACAAGGTCGGACGATTTTATCCGTCAATAAATACATATCACGAATAAGATAACATTTGGCTCTCTCTTGTTCGGAATGTAATAATTTCCAGTTATATAAAATATCTTCTTTTGTATTTGCCACATATATATCTGCCAACTGCTGTATTTTTTCACCTCTAATAATAAGGGCGTTGTAATTGTCGTTATTTTCAAACATAAAAAGTATTAGGTATTACTATAAAATGAATATTGTTTATGTAATGTTGAATAATTTTCAGGATTATATTCTCGATAATATAGAACATAGTTTATCCGTTATGAATCCAATATCTCGCATATTTGTTATTACAAACAAAGAATTTTTCCCGTTATTTCATATTTTTTTAAATAAAATAACTCTTGTTGCATCCGACGATTTATCTATTTCGCATACGTATAATAAAACATCGGTCTATTTAAAAGATACATTTCGCAACGGATTCTGGCATTTAACGTCGCTTCGTTTCTTTTATATATACGAGTTTATGAAAAAATACGAGATTGAATCGGTTCTTCATTTGGAAAACGATGTATTAATCTACTATTCCCCCGACATATTAATACCCGCATGCAATCCGACCTATGTATATATGCCATTTGATTGTTGGAATCGAAATATTGCGTCTATTGTGTATATTCCGAATCATGTTGTGTTTGGCAATATTCTACAACATTATGACCACACACAAACAGATATGGCGAATTTTTCGGTAATACGTGAAAAAACGGGACTTATTGAAACGTTTCCTATTTTTCCTTTATTGAATACTATCCCTGCTTCCGACGAGATTCGATTTGTTAGCAAAAATTTTGATACATTTGGATGTATATTTGACGCGGCTGCAATTGGTCAATATTTATTTGGGGTTGATCCGAGAAATATACAGGGAGATACAAGGGGATTTATAAATGAAACGTGTGTTATAAAATATAACAATTATCAAATTGTCTGGCAACAGTTAAGACCATTTTTATGTATAGAAGGATATTGTATTCCCATTTTTAATTTACACATTCATTGTAAAAATCTAAAATTACATTAACCTCTCTAAGATAAATATTGTTAACGGGAGCGCCAAAGGCGCTCCCATACAATACTATTTTGGAAATTATATGCAGATATTTATTTTTAAAATAAATCAAAGAGTCGTAGTATTGTCTTATTCTTTCGTAGACCGTGTCTCCCAAAGGAGGGAGCTTAGCGACCGACAAATGGGAGACGCATAACGACGAAAACCATAGACGAAAATCATGACTTTACATTTTCTATCTTTTCGTTATTTCATGTAAAATTGAAAATCTTTTTTTTAATGAATTGGTATCATTAAAACAAAACAAACGAACGAACAAAACAAACGAAATGACGAATAATGAAGTTATTGCTGATATATTGGGAGTTAGTGCAGGTGAATACGAATCATATGATTCATGGAAAAAAACAGAACTTCTATATAAATGCCCAAATCAAAAAGCAATTGATTATATAAAAACACAAAGAATTTCTTCTGTAAAATGGCGATATATACTACAAAATACAAATCCAGATGCAATTCAGTTTTTTCGAGATAATATTGACTACGATGCATTACAAACAACTGGATTTGTATCTGGGAATTATATGAGCAAATTATCTATTCCCATGAAAACACAAGGTATGAATAGTTATAACATGAACCAATATTCTCGCAACTTTATATTATTCTCTGACCTTGCAAGTTCAGAGAATATACACGTATTTAATATTTTTAAAGAAATATTATATTTTCCCAATATTTACAAAACAGTATGTTTGTGCTACAACCAAATAACAATTAGTGAATTATGGGGAAATTCGTTAGACGAAGCAGTTGATGTATTATATGCGTTAATGTTAGAGGAAACAGATAAAATAATGTTATTGGATGTTTCCACTGAAGATGGAATTATGGTATTTGGTCCATATAAATCATATCGGTTACAGGATAAATATTTTTGGCAAGGATTATCAAAAAATAAAAATACGCGAATTACACAAATATTATGTCGTAATATAGAATTAATACGTCATAGATTCGATGAACATATATTTACAGACGCATATGGATTTCAGACAACATTAAAACTGATAAATCAAAGAGTCAAAGAGTATCTTGATAAATGAATGAACATATACATCATACAACAAAATATCAGTGTTATAAGGGAATATTTATGATGAAAATAGTCGTAATTATTCACAATTTAGAGGTTCTTGAAGAGTATTAATTATATACTTACCAAGATGATACGCAAATCTACACGCAACTGCGTTTCCTATCTGCATAATAATTTCTTTATTTGACCCATCTATTATATAATTATCAGGAAAACTTTGTATTCGTTTTAGTTCCATGATGGTTAATCTTCTAATTTCTGTTTCGTTATATCTAACTAAAGCATCATAACCATCCTTCCAATATCTTGCAGGAATAGTATATGAAGGTTTTTCAAAGTCTAACATTTGAGCTCCAAAACCAAACCCCTTTTCTTTATTTACTCCCTTTTTATTTGCTATTCCTGCTAATGCTTTTTCGCTTAAATAATATTTTTTATCTATATCATTTCTTGGTATTAATATATTTTTAACCGGTATTCTATCTTTTACGGATTGTATAATTGGTTCAGGTTCTTTTGGCATTATATTTAAATCTTTTCTAATTCCTACAATTATAGTACGTCTTCTATTTTGCGGAACTTCAAAATCACTGGCGTATAACTTATTAATTATACAATTATAGTTCCTATTCAATTGTTCCATTATAATATCAATTACCTTTTCACCATTTGATGTTTTTTTTGAAAGCATACCAATTACATTTTCCATAATAAACGCTTTTGGACTAAAATAATCCAAATATTTAAATAAAGCATTTCTTGGGTCATTTTTATCTCTTTTTCCAGCAATACTGAATGATTGACACGGCGGTCCCCCAACCAAAATATCTATGTTTTTATTTTCTTTATTGTATAATTCGTTGAATTTTTCAGGAGACAAATTTGTTAAATCTTCACAATATGCTTTGTGTTCAAAATTTTTATTATAACTTTCAACTGCTTTATCCCAAATGTCTATTCCTGCAATTATATTTAATCCCGCATCGGTTAAACCTTTTGACATACCACCGCACCCACAAAATAAGTCAATTACATTTAATGTTTCGGTTATAGTTGATGGTTCTTCGCTTATTATACATTCTTCCGTATTTTTGGAGTTAATAAGTTCTATTAATTCTGGTTTATTTTTTGAACTACACTTTGTAATACCTAATTCTTTACATCTCTCTAATAAGTCAATTTTCCTATTTGTAAAATATCCATTTGTTCTTCTATTCAATTTTTATTTCTATTTTGTTTTACCTAATTGCGTAAAAAGAAAAAAGATTATTGTAAAAACTGTTCAATGAAGTCATACTAAAGGTTAAAGATTCCTGAGTTAAAACAGGGTACAATAAAGAAAGTGAAAATAAGTGGACAAGGCATAATTGCACCAATTATTATACCCGTGACTCCACCAATTATTATACCTACACTCGCTCCAAAAATAGCTGATATAGTATATTCTATAGTGCTTTTTTTATTGTAAAACATGTATTGTGTTTCCGCATTAAAAACAGCACCAGACAGTGCTCCAATCGTAACACCGCAACATCCACTTACAATTAAATTTTGGTCTAATCTTTTTTCTGCTTCAATTAATCTTTTTTTTTCGGCAAGTTCATATATCTTTTTTATATTTTTTTCTTCCATTTTAGTTACCTTTAATGAGCGTAAATAATACGCAATGCTTGAATTCATGATATGACGAAACATTTTATTTTGTTTATTTGTTTGATTTTTGTTATAAATAATTCATCAATTTTTTACACCTCTTATCGAAAAATAAAAGTTAAAATAACCGTATCACATTTGAGATTGAGGATACAGGAATTATTGAGATTGATTTATTACAAATATAACTGTTTTGTAAAAATCGGCGTTTAAAAAAGACGTAAAAAAATTGATAAATTATTTATAACAAAAATCAAACAATCAAACAAACAAACAAACAAAAGTAAAATGTCAAAATCAAATTCCAATATATCAGAGGGACAAGTGCAACAACCACCTGTGCAACAACAATTGGTGCAACAACAACCTGTGCAACAACCACAGGTCCAGCAAAATCCGTATTCATATATTGATATGATTATTGGTGCACAAGTGGTTAGTCAATTAACAAAATTCAACAATAAAAGTGAAATAACGGCGACAAATATCGGAATTTTGTTAATGACTCTTTCTCTCTGGGAAATCAAGGGAGTTGTGTCATCCGTTTTTAAAGACGGATTTCAGTCATTAAAAACAAATTTTGTTCCATGTATGACTGGAATTTACGGTGGATTAAGTTCTATGTATTTGACAACCTATTCAAATATATTAAATCGTTATCGAAATAAAAATCAAATATTGGTATATAATGAAAAGGACAAAGATGATGTAGAAAAAGAAAGAACCCACATGAAAACGACACACCATATCGAAGTTATTTCCGAATTTATGGAATGTTTTTATCGATTGCTACTATCTACTGATTCTGAATATACGGTTTCATTTACAACACCCACAGAACATAAAACACGTATAGTAAATATGAATACATCGATTGTTACAAAAGAATACGAAAATATTTGTATTGAACACGCAAATACAAATATGACATTTATTATTGAAAACAATATTTCATTGGATATTGAAATCGGATTAAAACAAAAATGTATTGAATCGTCAATTGCAGGCGCACCCGAAAAATCATCATGGGTAAATTCGATTGATGCAAATAAGGTAAAAGACCTTAGAGCCCTTATCGAAGACCCATTTGTTTGTGCTATACTTGGCATTATTACAATTGATATGCACGAGAATGATGGGGGTGGGTCTTTACTACCAATAATAGATATTCATTCACTTACAATTGACAATGTAAAATCTGTAGCAAATTCATTCAAAATAAATCGCTCATTTAATTCACGCTATATACGGACGAATGCTGCAGCATTATCACCATATCAGATCGGATGTATTTGTTTTATATTAAAATATAACTTTCCAAATTTAAGTATAAATGATGTATATATACAATTAGTAGTTATTCTAAATTCATTTAATAGTTCGGTAGAGTCGAAGGAAATAATAAAAAGCATTATACTTAGGTTATTGGATAACCAAAGATTTATGGGTATTAAAATAAAATTACCAAATTGGTCAACATTACCAAATTGGTCAACAATATTATCCATCAATATATCTTATAATGCACCGTATATTTTACAAAATTCATACTATGATTTTATATGTGATTCAGCACCATGTATGTTTAAAGAATACGTATATATATCAGAATTAAATAATACATTATGGTCAAAATTAATTAAATCTGAATTTGATACTTCACCGTGGATTAAATATGCGTTTAATACTACAAATCAGTATAAAGCAATGAAATTTACTTCGGTTAAATCGAGTACGCCTATGCGTATATATTTTAAAGAACCTACTGTATGTTTTATCGAAGATGACACAAAAAGCGATACAAATAAAAAACTAAATACTACCAAAAAGTTAACAATTCAATGTATAAATAATAACGATGTAAATGGAACAAATAACAATCAGTGTGCAGTTGATGCGCTTTTACATCATATTAAATCGCTTATTATGACAAATGAAACCACCAAAATAGAAATTAACCAATTAAAACTGGTGAAAACAGTTAAGGAAGAACAGGTGCCAAATCCAAAATATGTGGCATATGAGGAAAAAAAACAATTGTTAATTGGAACAAATACCGATGAAAAAGAAAAAGAAAACACGACAAACGACCAAAAATCCAATAAATTTCAACAACAATTTATGATGAACGAATTGTTTCGGTCGGATATTCCCGAAAAATTCATTATAAAAAACGTAGTTGAATCATCCTTGGCGGTAGAACATATTCAAGATACACAAAAGAATTTCGACACAATGTATTTCAAACAACAGGATGAAAAACGACTTATCTCCGTTATTGATAAATTTCATTCGAAAAAAGAACTTCTCCACTCTCTCGGACTACCGAATAAATTATGTATATTATTGGACGGAAAACCCGGAACTGGTAAATCGTCAGCAATTATAACAATTGCATCCTATCTAAAGAAAAATATTTATTACATGTCCTTCCAGAACGTAAAAACAAATGAGGATTTTCAATTCATGGTAAATCATGTTGTGAAAAATTGCAATGGAGGAATTTGTGTAGTTGAGGATATCGACGCAATCGGAAATTTCGCACATGAACGATTTACTAAAATCGAAACGACCGAAGACGATTTTGTAAAGATTGGGTTTCGCGGAAAACTTGATAAGGCAAATAAGGTGAATATAAACAAAGTAGACACAAGCAAAGTAGACACAAGCAAAGTAGACACAAACACAACCGAAACAATGGAAATGGGGACCAACGATTTATCTCTCGCATATTTTCTGAATCTATTGCAAGGAACTATTACACCCGACGGCTTGATCTTCATAGCAACAACCAATCATTTGGATAAATTAGACCCAGCGTTTTATCGAGACGGGAGATTTGACGTGAAAATAAAAATGACGGAAGCGGATGCCTATCAATTACAAAAAATATATAACAAATTTATTGGACGTTCTATTCCGGAAATGTATATGGATATTCTTGTGAAAAAAAAGATAACACCGGCAACTTTCATATTTACTATCAAAGACTATATTTGCGACAACGAATACACAGATGAAACGATTCTTTCATCGTGGTTATAATTTGTCTTTGTATTTAACGTTTCTCGGTCTTTCGGCGTTTTCCGCCAGTGGAAAGAGCCGTCGCAACTTCGGAAGAAACCGGAGCAGATGTGGAAGAAACCGGCGGAGAAGAAGGCGCAGACGAATCTCCTCCACGTTTTGTTTTTCTACTTTGTGTTTTTCGGACATACCCGAATTTTCCCCTTTGTGTAAAAAAGCCGGCTTTCTCTAAACGTCGTTCCTTTTTTGCCGTAAAATGTTTCTTTTTACTAACAATACGATTGTTTTTCGTATAATAAAGGTCTTTCTTCATTAACCCTCCTTCGGTTTTAAAAGCCGTTCCCGACCAAACCATTTTACGACTTCCAAATAAATTTGGAAATGTTCGTCCATCAATATGATATTTTCCATCCTCTTGGCGTTGTGGTCGTCTTGTCATTATTATTATATTATATTAGAGAGAATATATTAACGCAAATTGCTAAACTTTAATGATACATATCTTTTTCTGTTGTGGATATTACTGATTTATTTCTTCTTTTTCGAACTTCTGTTTTTGCTTCTGCTTCTGAACTACCTCTTTTTCTTTTTTCTGTTTTTCTATTTCGATTCAATCGTGGAACTGTAAATTTATAAGGGTCTTCTCGCTCGCGGTCACTCCAACCAAACGAAAAATCAGTTTCATTTGACAATGAACTGGATTTTTTCCCACCAACTGCTTTGGACACATATTCATATGAATTTCCACTTAAAAAATTCGGATAAGGCAACGGCAATATTGACGAACCGCCTTTTCTATTTGTGATTCGTCTTTTTTTGTGTTGTTGTCTTTTCTTCGTTTGTCTTTGTCTTTTCTTCGTTTGTTTTGTGTGTATAAAATGTATTTTACGCATATATTTTATTATAATAGGAGATTTATAAAGACGCTAAAATCCACTTCCATCTTCCGAAAAATCAAATGTGTCATCGGTAGTCGTTTTATTTGCGAGAGAATAGGTGGAATTGGTTCTCTCAAAAAAATTCACTTTGCTTTCCACCGAAATAAGTTCCATAAAATCAAACGGATTGATGGAATGATACACCTTGTCGTATCCCAATTGCAACAACAATCTATCCGCCACAAACTCGATATATTTACACATAGAATCTGCATTCATTCCAATTAAACGGCACGGGAGAGCCTCCGTAATAAATTCTTTTTCAATATCTACCGCCTCCTGTATCATTTCCAATATCTTCTTTTTCGCTATTTTACGTGTTAATTTTGAATATACTAAAATGGCAAATTCCGTATGAAGCGCCTCATCTCTTGAAATAAATTCATTTGAAAATGTAAGCCCTGGCAACAACCCGCGTTTTTTAATCCAATAAATAGACGCAAAAGATGCACTAAAAAAAATTCCCTCAACAATGGCGAATGCAACCAATCGTGTTGCAAAAGAGGAACGATGATCTCCAATCCATTTACGAGCCCAATCCGCCTTTTTTTTAATACATGGAAATGTGCTAATGGCGTGAAATAAATTGTCCTTTTCGGATTTATCTTGAATGTAGGTTTCAATCAATTGGCTATACATTTGACTGTGTATGTTTTCCATAAAAATTTGAAGACCGTAAAATGCACGCATTTCGGCAATTTGCACTTCTCCCATAAATCTCACACCTAAATTCTCAATCACAATACCGTCACTTCCCGCAAAAAATGCGAGAATATGAGAAATAAAATATTTTTCATCTGCTGATAATTTCGCCCAATCTGTTAAATCATTCGACAAATCAACCTCTTCTACCCGCCAAAAACAATCCAACTGTTTCTGATAAAATGCCCACACATCTGGATATTTTATCGGAAACATGACAAACCGCTCTTCTTGCGGTGTCAGAATGAATTCAGTAGGTTTGGGATGTGATACGTGAACTACAACAGGGGTTTCAGACATTATACTAAATATAGTAGGGCAATATTTTATGTTCTTTACATGCGTCTTGTCTATATGCTTCCATATATCCTGTCTAAATAAATATCCGCATATTATAATGTCTTCCGCTCAACCGTATCCATATATACAATTTACAAATCCTGTAAGTACAAGTCCTTCTTTTTTTAGTCCAAATCTTCCCGTAATACCAGCAAAATTTTCTATGCAATCATTGTTCTCGGACAATTCGTTAGTGTGTTATAAAAATCATTCCTTGTCGGTTAGCAGCGGGGGAACTGTCGTAAATGCAAGACATAAAGGTAGAAAAACATAGGTCCATGTCGGTATTATATATGCACGTAATATAACATTGTCTATATGGACTATTCACAACAACCGTTAGCTCTCTCTTCTCCTTCTTCTTCTTCCTTATCTTTGTCTTGGCAAACAATTCTTATTTTTTGTCTGGTGATTCTTTTGATTCTTTCGTCCTTTGGCATTAATTTATTTGAAGTTTTAGCAAAGATATACAATTGGATTTTAACATGGATTGGACCTTTAATTATTAAACCGTTACAACTGTTGTTGTATAGTTTAGGATGGACTCTCGATGCCAGCTCTCAAACCGTTACCGACGTAGGTAAAACAGGGCTTGATTTGGCAAATAACGCCATTCATGGTGTGGGTAATTTATTAGAAGAATCGTCTAAAGGAACTTTTGATAATGTGTTAAATACAAATGCACTACATATGAATGAAGCCAAACCAAGTGACACAAATACATCAATTCAACAACCTATTTCGGTGGGAAAATCAAATTGGTGTTTGGTTGGAGAGTATAATGGAACGAGAAATTGTATGGAAGTAGGAAACGATGATACGTGCACATCAGGGCAATTATTTCCGCAAAAAAGTTTATGTTTAAATCCGGCAATGCAACAAGGAACGACACAAGGAACGATGCAACAAGGAACGATGCAACAAGGAACGATGCAACAAGGAACGACACAAAATAATGTATTACCGTATAATGTAATCATGAGTCAATCAATTCCACCCTTATCATCGAACCCTCTCGTAATTCCACATCCAACTATACAACAGCAATTACAACAATAATTAATGAATTCGCAAAAAGGTTGCGTTGTCTGCACTTTTTTGAAAATCATTTCCAGCCTCATCTTCCGAAATACAATAATGTAAATTTAATCCATATTCGCGCGCAAATGTTTCTGCTCGTATGCGCCTGTGTTTTAAACGAGCAATATAATACTCTCTCCCTAAATACGCCATGTGTTTTAACGAATATATTTTTTGACTGAATCGCACCATATATCCGTTATGTGCAACCGGCGCACACAAGTGTGCGCCATACGAATAATTCATTTCTCGAATGGCGTCAAATGAAAAACAAATATTCTTATCTTCTCTTTCATATTCATATCCTCTACAAATAAGATGAATATCAATGTCGGACAAATCTGTTTTTTTACTTTGTCCGACCATATTAAACCCTTTTACCGACAAAATAGTTGTTCCTTGTGTAACTTCATAGACAATATCTTCCATTGAAATATTTAACCACTCATCCATATCCGCCATGATAATCCATGAATTTGCGGGACATTGATTCCAAATCGTATTTTTTAATTGTGTTTGAACAAATTCATTCATAATTTGTTGTGTATAAATAGGCATCACGATACACCCCATCTCTCGGGCAATATAGGGAGAGGCATCGGTGCTTTCATTATCAAGAATTGTAATAATACTGTTTGGAAATCGCCGACGATAGTGTTCAACGGTTGCACGTAATATAGCAGATTCATTGTTGCATAATAAATAAATATATATGGACATCATATTATACATATTTATTTGGATGTTTTTATATGAAATATTCGTATTATTCACTCATTGAAAATAACATGGGCGATGTTGTATTTTCCTCTTTTGTATTTTCCTCTCCTTCTCCTTCTCCCTCTCCAACATCTCCAAGTATTTTTACTCTCTCTTCCATCAACATTTTATTTACATCCATCGTATACGATTGGAGAGACATTACTATATTTTTCAAATTACCGATTTCAGAAGCAAGCATTTCATGTCGAGTATTAAATTCATCCAATATCTCTCTCAAATTATCGGGAGGTTGTGGTTGTGGTTGTTGTTGAGGAGCCGATGATAATACGGGTGATGATAATTTTGTTTCTTTCATAAAAGATTCCAAGGTTGTTAAGCGTTTATCAACAACCGAAATAACTTGTGGCAAGGTAAGTCCTGATTGCGAACCTTGCCCTTGTTGTCCTAATCCTTGTTGTCCTTGTTGCCCTTGTTGTCCTAATCCTTGTCCGGGACGAGCTGATTGAATAGAAGTAGGAGTAGGAGGAGGAGGTGCAGGTGCACGTCGTTTTCTTGCAGATGCCAATGCGCCACTCATTTATTATTATACCGTCGGCAATGAAATTCCTAAATTAAACGACAAAAAAGGGTATAAAATCTTTATAAAATAGATAATACAAGATAAATGAACCCCGAAAACAATGTTCTCACAATAAAAACAATTCAAATTCAACCAGTTCGAAATATGATTGCGGCTCTAAAAGAACTGTTAACAGATGCAACTATTACTATTTACTCTGGAAATCAACCAACCGTGGCAGGACAAGAACTATTTGCCGGTATTAAAATAGTAAATTTCGATAAATCTCATACGACGCTTGTTAGCGTTGAATTACACGCAAATCAATTCGAAACATTCACTTGTATTCCAAATAAAATTATCATTTGCGCAAATACTCTCCATTTAAATAGAGTTATTTCAACCATTACGAACAACGATATACTGTCACTTTATATTGAAAAAGACGATTATCATGATGGGTCCGTAAGCGAACTCGGACTTCAATTTGATGATGTAACCATAAAGCAGTGTTATAATCAAAAATTGAAATTAATTGAACCGGATACGGAGGAAATGGTTGTTCCGGATGTAGATTATTCGACCATTATTAATTTATCGAGTTCTTATTTTCAGAAGATTATTCGTGATTTTTATGCTATTTCAGAGAGAATTGAAATTAAATCGGTTGGAAACGAACTGATTTTTTCATGTCAGGGATTATATGCAAAATCGCGAATTTATCGAACGGAAGCCGAAGGACTCACCTTTTGTAAAAAACCGGACGATTCGGTTATTATTCAGGGCGAATTTTCATTAAAATCACTGAACAATTTTATTAAATGCACGCCCTTGTGCAGTCATTTGGAAATTTATTTGGGAAATGATAAGCCATTAATTGTTAAATACAATGTGGCATCACTTGGGGAAATCAAGCTTTGTCTGGCGAGTTTGACAGACGAATAATATCCAGATATATTATGTTATATTTAGTCGTAATAATTTCATTATTAATTCTTTTTTTATCAGGATTCGTTTTCGTTCAAGAATCATTTACCCCTTCTTTTTCTTCTTCAACCATGCAAACCTCTCCTTTAACACAAACCTCTTCCTCAATGCAAACAACAACTATTATGGATGCGTCCGGAAATGTGATTCCGATTGGAAGCAAACTTATTCCGTCGTCCGGAATTCCGGATGGGTATTATCAAAGTGGAACCACACAAAATGGCACACCTTACATATCACCGATTCCATATGGATATACAACAAATACGGATAAAACGGTAATTCAACCAACGATTCAGGCATCGATTATAAACAATCCGAACAATGGCAACGCCCCAACAAATTTGTTCGTTACAAATTCTACCAATAGTCCATCCAATCCAGTTACACAATATAACTCGGATAATTTTAATCTTTCCTATCACGCCGATGAATTGGTTCCCGGAAACAATTTTTATGATGTGAGTGTAAATATTCCACCGGCAACCTATTATCAACCGGGAACATATCATCCAAATGAAGGAGGAGGATTTGTGCCGTCATATACAGATAGCGTGTTTTTAAATCCGGCTATAATGCCAACAGGAGAACAATATACATCGGCACAAGATTTTATGGGATTTTGTGAAAAATACCGAGACCAACCGATAGAACTGGAAAAACGATGTCAAGCCATGGATAAAAATACATGTGCGAGCACGAGTTGTTGTGTTTTATTGGGAGGACAAAAATGTGTGCATGGAGATGAATATGGACCAACCGCAAAAGCGAATTATAGTGATATCTTTGTAACAAATCGGGATTATTATTATTATAAGGGTATGTGTTACGGTGTATGTCCAAAGTAATATAATACCATATTGTCGTAGACCGTGTCTCTCTTGGGCAAAAGCCCAATGACGACAATTTGAGAGACGCATAATGACGATTATCCATTTATCCAAGATAAAATTGATAAATAAAACGTAATAAAAACGAACTAAACAAAATATATAACAAATGATGAAACCAAAAAGATACCATTACGATGAAACCCGAAATAAAATATATACGGACGAAACCTACCTGCCATTATTTGAATCTGTGTATATTGGTATATTTACAATCGCATGTCTAATCGTATGGATTCCTTCTTTAAGCCAACCGCTCTTTTCATACGGAAACGATATATTTCGAAATTCAATTCGATATATAGAAGTGCCAGAAAATACACCATTATTCGATAAAATTAAAGATATACAAATGCGAAAATACGGGGATATTGTATAACGACTATTTTGGTCTTGGAGATACCTTGTGTATAATAATTTTTTTAGTAAAAATACGCTCCATTTTTTTCTGTTTTGCAATATCCCGCTGTTTTTGTGCATTTTGTCGAGCAATGCCGTGTTCTAATATAAGATTCTCATCAACATAATCGGGTATAGGTGAATGTTTATTTCGTGTTTGTTTATTGTAAGCAAGTTCTCTATTGGTCAGGAAGGTATGATTTTGTTGTTTTGGAGAGACAGATGTATTGCGACTTATATCAATCGTGACGCGTTTTTGTGTTCGACGTTTTTTAGATGCATGAGAAGAACGAGAGGAAGAGGAACGGGAAGAAGAAGACGATGATGAATAGGATAACGAATCTTTTTTCGTTGGGCGAAATTTACTGGTTTTACGTAAAATAGATGACATTATATATAATATTTACAATTTTATGCACTATGAATGATATAAAAATATCGTAAACGATATTTTTATTGATGATATGTTAATTAATTATCCCATAACACGAATACCTCCCGCTAAAGAACTTCCAATGGCAAAACCTAAACCATTTTTAGCAGATGAGGCAACCGATGGAAGAAATGTGTCTAAAACCGCGAATGTTGCGGCGGCGGTTAAGGCAATAACCACAATTTCTTCAACTTTAAGTGAAGCTTTCGGAATGACATAGGCAACTAAAGCCACTACAAGACCTTCTAACAAATACTTAATGACCTTCTTAACGAATTCGGTAATATTAAAAGCAGACATGTTATTATATATTAAACAAACAAAAAAGACTACAAAAAACAGATATAACAAAAATGCTAAATGTATTGCTAAACAACATAAAGAACGGTTTCTATTACATCTATCTTATGTCTTTTGAAAATCTTGTTTCTCACGTAACACCTCCTCCAAACAATGTTCCCACAGAAACATTACACTCGGGCGAACCAAATCCTAAATATGTAGATTTATTGACGGAAACTCCTCCTACACATGGTCCTAAATGGGCATCGGTGTCCTTTATTTCTCCGAAAGATCTTATTCAACGTAGAGAGGATTTTCTTTTTACCAAATTTATTCATCAATGGGATTTCATCAAGTCCATGGATAAATATACACAATTTGTTCATTATATGGCGTATAAATACAATCTGAATACGGAAAATCTCCTAAAAGATTTTCAAGAATTCTTGGTGGAAGAGGGAACAAAGATTCGAGAGACATCTGTGGCGGATACGGTAAATGAATACAAAACATTTTTAGATAAGAACGAAGATGTATTAACCGAGAAATTTAATAAAGACAATAAATTTCAAACATCGGTTAGTGGGCTAAAAATCCATGAGGCGACCAATACAGAAGAAGAAGCGAAAAAATCGGGAATCAAGGCACGCGAGCGCGACCCGAATCATGATGTGCATGTGATGCCGTTGGGATACTGGGTGCCAATGCATCCGGATGCATACAAGACAGGAAATATCGAATTTTTGAATCAGGAATTAAATGAATTGCATCATGAGAAAATAAAGAGTGATGAAAAGTCAAAGATTGAATTTGAACGTCGCGTGAGAGAGACAAAGGAACGTGCCATCAAAGAAAATGTTGAATTGGCTACTAAAACCGGAAATAAACTTACCCAAGATATTGATGAAAATGGGCAATTGACCAATTTGGTGGATACGCTTGGATTGGACGATAGAGAGGTAGCGAGTCCAGATGTTAGAGATGAATTATTCGAAAAAATGAGACGAGATGCAAATGTATAAGAAGTTACTGATACTAAAGTTACGATACTAAAATAATATGTTGCATAAACGAAACAGTTCAAATAGTATTCTGTTTTCTATTTGTTTCTTTTGTTTTTCTATTTCTTCTGTGTCTATTTCGTCTGTGTCTATTTCGTCTGTGTCTATTTTATTTGTATTGGTTTCCTCAATACATAAAATAAATCCGGCTCCAATAAGAGAGATACATATGGGATACAAATATTGATAAAACATTATATTTCATTTAATATAATATTTAATTATAAATCAATTTTTTGAATCGACTAATAAACCAACCACGGTAATCCGGTAGATGCCATTTCAGATACATGTGTTAGCTGTATTAATATATACATAGCTCCCATACGACGCATTTCAATATCTCCAGAACCATACATTAAATTTTCCATAATAATGACACACAATTCCATTATGTCATTCGTAGAAAATGAATATAATATTTGACTTGGATATTCAACTTGATACAAAGCATTTCCTTGGGTAATGGTGCAAATAGCACGTTTGGTTTCATTTAATACATTTCCTCGTGTTGTCCAAAATGTTACTAATCCGTAATAAAAATAAATAATATTTCGTCGAGAAAGATTTATTAACCACTCGCTATACACAAAATACCCCAACGAACAAATATCGCCAAATATATCATCTATTCTTTGATATAATGGTTTTTCTCTAATAGCAAGAATAGTAAGTAGTGTAGCTGACATGTGTTTATTTGTTTCTGGATGAATCGACGATGGATATAAGGATTTTCCTTTAAATGACAATTTTGTGTATTCGGGCATGATTTGTATATTTGTTATTTGAAAATAAAACAGAAATGACAATATATCTTTCTTTACGGATTCTGAGAGGGGGGTGCGGGTATATGGATTTTGTAATTGTTGTTGTTGTTGTCCGTGTCCGTGTCCTTGTCCTTGTCCATATCCTTGTCGAATAAGTATTTCCAACGATAAAATATCAAATCCATAGGTAAATCCAGCGTCCGTGCATATAAATAATTGATTCTTTGGTATTTCCGACAACAGTTCTAATGTATAAAAATCAGTTGTGTTTACCGGTTCGTTTCTATTTTGTCTACGTATTCGATGATAATTTAATATAAATTGTCGTCTCACATATTTTTGTATAATAATAGCACTGGATTGTCGCATGAAATGATGTTTTATTTTTTCAAAAAGTTCAGCCTTTTTCAATTTTGATAAACCCGTTAGTCCAAGCGATTTTGCCGTTTCGATAAGTGTTTGAACTGTTTCTTTTGGTTTTTGTTCTTTTGGTTTTTTTTGTGAGAGGAGTTCTTTTGATTCCTTTTTTTCTTTTTTTGAAAACATAAATATACAATACTATACATTATTATATATTTTATTTAACTTCATTTTTTTGTTTCTTTCTTCTCTCTGTGTTTCTTTCTTCTCTCTGTGTTTTTTCTTCTCTCTGTGTTTTTTCTTCTCTCTGTGTTTTTTCTTCTCTCTGTGTTTTTTCTTCTCTCTGTGTTTTTTCTTCTCTCTGTGTTTTTTCTTCTCTCTGTGTTTTTTCTTCTCTGTGTTTCTTTCTTATTCTTGTCTTGGTTCCTGTTCTTGTTCCCACACCATAGTAAAATAGGACTTTGATACCAATAAATGTTTTTTTGAAGAAATAGGGTCCATTTTATTACGATAATATTTACAATAATATACATAAGGGTCTTCTGTATGTTTTTTATTTTCTATATGTTGATGATACATTGCCCGTTTAATATCTGCCACTTTATCCCAATGAGATGATATAACGGAACATATATATTTATCATTACATATTCGTATATTTGGATAGAAAAAATGCAATAAATCCAATATTTGTTTTTCTCCCAATTTTTGACCGGACCAATTTCGAAACAATTGTCCTATTTCATCGACTTCCAATACAGAAAACGGAGAGGTATCCTCCACAATTTCAATTTCTTCCTCCCAAAATGCCATCCACTGTTCCACTATCGGAAGATATTTACTTGTTAATCCCACAAATGAAACTTCGCCACTGCCACTATCCACCAACCGATAATCTTTGAATGGACTATTTTCTGACAACAATGTGTCTTTTAATTCCATTTTTAATACAAGAGGCATGTCATGTTTTGATAAAAACAATCTCCACAAATACAATATTTTATTCCATGTAAGTATATGTGTCGGTAAGTTGGTAGGTTCAATATATTCTCCCAAAAAGGACGAGACCAACGTTGAACACGGCGTATTTGCCAAAAAGAATACGCGCGTTTCAATTGTATCGTCGTTACTTATATCTTTTAAAAATACGTCCGAATTTTGAAATCGAATTGAATAATGCGCACACACACCCAAAAAATCGATAATATTTTCATAAATAGGCATTAATACCTCTTCTCGTATATTTTCATTAACTTTTAATATACGACAGTTAATGAGTGGGTGTCTATGATGAATACGATATTTTATCGTCTGTCCAATATTCACTCCCAAAACAGAATAACATTGAGAGCGAATTGTCTCTATCATCGGACGTATATTTGCATCCAAATAATGCACCATAGGATTTCCTTTATTATGCAAAATAGAATCTCCCAAAATAGTTAAAAAATATTTGGCTTCGGTTCGAGACGCAAATACATAGGGGCATAATTTATTTATTACGAATTGAATGGTCTCGGATTCTGGAACAGATTGGACGAATAATTTACTCTTTATTTGTTTTATAATGGTTGTTTTAATTTTTTGTTTCCACTCGGATAGATATATGTTTTTTTGCGAGGAAATATCCCGTAAAATAAAATACAGTAAATCATCTTCCGAAATTATTTTATAGTGACCGTTATCTTTTGATATAAATATATCGGTTTGTGGTATGTAAAAAAAGGAATATGTTTGCATAAAATGCTCCACATAGACATTTTTCTCTTGAATGAAGCGTTGTTTTTCGATAATCGATATTTGGGTAGTTTGGAGTAAGGCGGGCAATTGAATTTCAATATATTGTTGAATTTTTTTCACTATTTGGGGATATTCTTTGTATGTGCCATACAGATTTTCAATTGAAATTAGAATACGTTCCAGATCCGAATTCATGGGTTGTAGTTAATAATATATACTATTTATATCATTAGTTGGTTTTATAGGTGTGTTTCTTCATGGGTTTGTTTTATGGGTTTCATATCAGTGTAATAAATTCTAAATCCTCAATTTTCCAATATTCACATCCACCTCCCGGAAAGGGGCGTTCGATAATGGCGGGAATTTTTTTCTGTTCCAATTCCATTTTTGCAATAGCATATTCATCCATTATGGTATCATCTATCTCTATAAATGGCTCCGCACCCGCCTGCAATTGTCGGGCACGTTCTCCTAAAATACGCGCAATTTCATATTTGGATGCCCATGGAACAATTTTATGGAAAGGGTCGTCAATAACACCGTTTTCATTACGGATAATGGTGGTCATTCGTAATATTTCTTCGTAATTTTTTGCTTGAAGTTCTGGATGAAAATCCGATATAATATTTTGACGAAGACCCTTCTCAAACTTTTGTAAATATGTTTCTGAATTATCTTGTTCATCAGAATCATTGTCGTCGTCATCCTCGTTGTCGTCATCATTATTTTGTGGATGATTCACGGAAACCTCTTTAAATATTTTATTTGATGGGTCGTGCTCATTGTCCGAGTCATCTGAATCGTCTGCTTCCGCCTCTGCTTCTGCATCGACATCTATATCGGCTTCTGAATCATCCCCTCCTTCTAAATCAGACTCATTATCAGAATCGGAGTTTGATGAAGACGCGGAGGACGCATCGTCATCCTCTTCGTCTTTTCTATGTGAATGATTTTCTGACATTTGTAATGGATATATATAATTAATTTGTCTCGCTTTATTTCTTTTTTCCTTTTCAATTTTATGGAACATACAAGGCTTGGTGTGCCTCGCGAGGGAAAATTGATAATAAAAACATACTTCTTTTTATAACAATCAAACATGGAAACAACACCAACAACAACACAAACAAAAACAACAACACAAACAAAAACAACAACACAAACAACGCCTTTTGAATTATTTCAACAATGGAATACTATTGAAAATCAATTGGCTATTTTAAATGAAAAAGCAAAACAACTTCGCCAACAACGAACGACTGTATCTACGCAATTGGTGCAACATATGAAAAATGCTTCTTTGCCTACAGTAACATTTGGACAAACATCTGTTTCTCTTATTGAAAAACGTGATTACAGTTCATTAACATATGCATATCTTGAATCTACTTTAGGCGCAATTATTCCGGATAAGGAACAAGTCGCATATATTATTAATTATTTAAAAAAACATCGTGACGTAAAAATAACAACTGAATTAAAACGAGATTTTCAACAAGAAAATCGTTGATTTTGTTTATTGTTTCTTGATTATCGAAAAATAAAGAAAGAGTATATTATAGATGTCTTTTTTGTCGAAATATACATTTGAACAAACCGCCGACCACGACCCTTTGTTTAAGGGAGGATACCCAGTTCATTTTGGTATGATTGGTGGAGTTGGTATGATTGGTGGAGAAAATACAAATAACATAAAAGAAGAAAATACACTTGCGATTCCAATAGGGTTAATTGTTATTTCGCGTCCACAAATGCCTTTTCAAACAGATTCGCTTAATCAAGTAATTGATGATTCACTGTTTGATAATATGTTTAATTCATTGGCTTCCGCCAAGAAAAAAATACAAAATATTCACAAAAAAACTATAAAACAAACTTCTCGACGACCCCTTGTAAAACATACAAAAAAACAAACTCAAAGATAACATAATATGAATACAAATGAACCAACTACTATCATGGGTAAATGAAACAAAACTAAATTGGACCGCATTATCTTGCAATCCAAATGCAATCTCTCTATTAGAATCCCATCCAGAAAAAATAGACTGGAATCGGTTATCTACCAATCCAAACGCAATCTCTCTATTGAAAGCCCGTCCAGAAAAAATAGTTTGGTATTGGTTATCTCAAAATCCCAACGCCATCTCTTTATTGGAAGCACATCCAGAAAAAATAACATGTTTCGAATGGTTGTCTCAAAATCCCAACGCCATCTCTCTATTAGAATCTCATCCAGAAAAAATAGTCTGGAACTTGTTATCGATGAATCCAAATGCCATCTCTCTATTGGAATCTCATCCAGAAAAAATAGACTGGATTGCATTGTCAATAAATCCGAATGCCATTCCTCTATTGGAATCTCATCCAGAAAAAATAGTCTGGAACTTATTATCGAGAAATCCGAGTGCAATCTCTCTATTGGAATCCCATCCAGAAAAAATAGACTGGGCTTCGTTATCAAAAAATCCCAACGCAATCCATTTATTGGAAGCCAATCCAGAAAAAATAGACTGGAATCAGTTATCCACAAATCCCAGTGCCATCTCTCTATTGGAGGCGAATCCAGAAAAAATAGACTGGGCTTCGTTATCCAGAAATCCAAATGCAATCCATTTATTGGAAGCCAATCCAGCAAAAATAGACTGGAATCAGTTATCCGAGAATCCGAATATATTTATAGAAAACTAAAAAAATAACCATTACACCAAAAATTTACACCAATTACACCAAAAATTTACACCAATTACACCGAAATAGTTGTTACGACTGCTCTACACATGGGACAAGTTGGACATTCATAGGTCGATGTTATTTTACACAATTCAAATATACAATTTCGGCAATAGTCTTTATGATTACACCCAAGACTTACGGAAAATTCAGGTTTAACTGTTGTCAAACAAATACAACAGTCAAACTCATCTATTTTTCTTTCACAAGCACTTTCTGTAGTAATTTGCATTGTCGGTCGTGAAGCAACCATGAATCTTAATTTTTTCGCATAATAGTCCGACGACACATATTCCGTCATTATCATTTGATGCCTTATCTGGCTTATTTTTATTTTACTATATTCGACAGATTGTTCCATAGTTTCAACCAATACATACAGTTTGGGCACGTCAATCATTACGTTGGTTATTCTTTTTGCGTTAATTATTTTATCAATGTTTGTTTTCAAATGTAAAATCACATTTTGTAAATGTACATTGTGTGCGTAAAGAACATCTATTTTTGTTTTATTTGTTTTATTATGTATGTGTTGATGTAATGGACGCGGTGGAATTTCACTATCGCGAATAGTTAAATATTTTTGAACTTTATTCGGCGTATTGTGTGTCCTGTAATAATACATATCATCGCCAGATGGAACATTACATATTCGATGCACAAGCATATTATAGAACAAATCTATCTGACGATTGCACTCAACATAATTATTGTTATTGAATCGGTAATAGAATGTATTTTGTTGTACGTCACTCTTTGATTTTTTTGTTTTTTTATATAACAAATCATACAATAGAATGGTTTGTTCAACACGATTTGTTGTCTTATAGGGACATACAGCGGATGTGTGTCCAATTTGTTTGCATATTCCGCAATGGCAATTCATTTTATTATTTTTTTTTAATAATAAAAATACATGTAAAAAGTTTTTCAATTTTTATAAATAAGCATTGGCTTCAAGAATCACAAAACACATTATCTTTCCAAATTCCCGTTTTTTTTATTTTTTTTTTACGTAAAAAACATCCGGTTGTTAGTTGCGTTTGTGTTCCAAGACCTTCCCGTTTTCCGCCATACCAGTTTCCTTCATATACATCGCCGTTTGAATATGTCATTTTCCCATATCCATATTTCATTCCGAATGTATATGTTCCCTCATATACATCCCCATTTGCGTGCATCATTTTTCCAAATCCACACATTTGATTTTGTCGCCATTCTCCTGTATATTGAGTTCCATCATTCCAAATATATGTGCCATTACCATCATACATTCCATTTTTCCATTCGCCTTTATATACAGGACCGTTTGCATATTGCATTTCGCCATATCCATTTCGAATAAGGGGGGATTCGTGTAATGTGTTTGTTTCACCGCGATAGACATTGAAAAATATAAAACATTTTCGGCACAATGGACAACATGGTATATTTCGTCTATTTTTTATTTTTAAATAGTTATTTAATCCGTCTTTACTGAAATAGTGTCCACATACGATTATTTGTCGTATATATTCTCCCTCTGTAAATAAATTTAACGAAATGGCACACGTAGTTTCCGACATTTTTATTTCGTCATAATGATATTGAATTACATGTAAATTCGCATTTACTTCTCTATCGGACATTGGACGACTTACGTCAAATACTTGCTCTCGAATTACATGATAATTCGATGAATGTTCTTGTCTTTGTTCTTGTCTTTGTTCTTGTCTTTGTTCTTCTGTTCCTGATCCAAGGTCTTGTTCATTATTCATATTATTATAATAGTATAAGATTTTTGTCTGTCAATATAGGAGATGAATAAAGAAATTTGTGCATTTGCCAATATATTTGGAAAACCAAAGGAAGGTATTCATAAATATCGAATATTCGGTTTAGCGGGGGTAGATGTTTTTTTTACGATTCTTGCAGCGGTTTTTATATGGTGGATTTGGGGAGATTATTCTTTGTTATTTTTATGTAAAACGCTTTTGGGATTGTTTTTAGTAAGTATTTTATGTCATCGATTCTTTTGTGTGAGAACAACGATTGACCGATTTTTATTTCCATAAATTTCAGCACGCACGTAAAATATATAAATACATATATAAATACATACATAACTATGAACATTCAAACCATTCAATATGCAAATGGAGATGTATTTGTCGGAGACTGGGACGGTTTACACGCAAATCCATGCAACGGAAAAATAACGTATGCCAATGGAGACACATATGAAGGAGAATTTGACTCAGAAACTGGGAAATACAATGGTGTTGGAATACAATATATGGACGGTATATTGTTGTCGGGAACTTGGAAACAGGGGATTTATATGGGAGATAAGTAAGATAATATAAAAAAACATATATTATATTATAATGCAACTATCAAAACAAATACAAAAACAAAAACAAAATCAAAAAATAAGTATATGTATTCCTTTATACAATGGTATTGAATTTTTATCTGAATCTTTTTTGTCTGTCATGAATCAAACCTATTCGAACTACGAGGTATTAATCGCCGTAAATGGTCATGAAGAAAATTCAGACGTATATCAAAAAACATGTGAAATTGTTTTACCATATCAAGCCACACATACCATTCGTATTTTCGACTGGTTTCATTTGAAAGGAAAATCCATTACTCTAAACGCAATGATGAACATGTGCCAAGCCGAATTTATTGCGCTTTTAGACGTAGATGATATTTGGCACCCACATAAATTAGAAATACAAACTCCTATTTTACAGCATTTTGATGTTGTTGGCACACAATGTGTATATATGGCATCCGGAAAACAACAGCATTTGAATGGCATCATTCCGAAAATTCCGGTGGGAGATTTTACAAATACATCGTTTCGACCAAATCCGATTATTAACAGCAGTGTTATTTTACATAAAAGATATTGTTCGTGGAAAGAAAACGGAATTGAAGATTATGAATTGTGGCTACGATTAAAAAAATCGGGACATGTTTTATTTTATAACTGTCCAAAGGTATTGGTGAAACATCGATTGCATGATGCGTCGGCATTTAATTCAAAAGGACATCTATCTAAATTATCCATATTAGATAGATAAGTTTTCTGTTTTCGTCATTATGCGTCTCTCAAAGAGGGGTTTTTACCCATATTGGCATTATAGTAAAAACGAAATGTCGAACGTTTCAACTCGAATATAAAAAATAGAAACTGGTAGTTCACCTTTTGATTTTTCTGGATTTTCTTCTATTTTTATTTCTATTGTATTTATTTTTTGTAAATCGTCTTTTTTTAAAACGACGTTTTCCGCCATATACAAAATCATCTGGATCAAATGTAACCCCCGAAATAATTTCATCTATCATACGATTTGTTTCCGGCAAGGTTCTTTGGTCAACATGTATTTTTGTTAATAAAAAATCTTTTAAGCTTTTTATTTTATTTTCAGTGGATTCTGTTACAGAAAATTCTTCTGGCGTGCCTTGTTTATGAATTTGAAACCATTCTTTTGTAAATTCAGTTAATAATGGAATAGACACAATATCTACTCCTGAAATTGCACGAACAAGTATATCATATTTATTTGTTTCATATTCGGGTTTATCAACATATAATAAACATGATGCGCTCAATGACAAAATAATTCGTTCTAATGCGCCTCCGGCACATGATATTGCTCCAAATCCAGTTCCATTGTTTGCGGTAAGTACATCATGTATATAGTTTTCTATATAAGCTTTTTGAAATTCTGGAGGTTGTTGTTTTACAAATGCAAGCGTATAATAAGAAGCATATCTTATTGATTTTGAAAATTGCGCATAATACAATCCACGCAATCTTTGTTGCATTAATAATTCAATTCCATTTAAAATAGTGGGGTCATTATTTGACAATTCTTTTAATATTGTCTCAATATAGTCAAAAGTTAAATTCGGAGACGGCGATGGAGAGGGTATATGCAATTCCGTTTTTAACACAGAAATAAGCTTTTTATAATTAATATTCTCGGATTCTTTATGGACTTGAGTTGAATCTACTTCATGCTCATGCTCTCGATTTTCATTGCGAATTATCTGTTGAATTTCAGGAGAAAGTTGTTGCATATTTTCTGGAGGAAATCTAATATGATTATTTTCAATCATTAAGTGTCTTAGTGAAACAGGAATAGGAGGAAGTGCCGTAAGTTGATTAGAAAAAGTCTTTAATATATCTAATTTTCGAGGAAGTTCTGGAAGAACTGTCAGCCAATTTCGGTGACAATCTAATGTTCTTAAACTTGGAGGAAGTTTCGGAAGAACAGTGAGTCGATTATTATAACAATATAATGTCATTAAATTTGGAGGAAGTTCTGGAAGAACCGTTAGTTGATTATATTCACATTGTAATCTCATTACATTTGGAGGAAGTTCTGGAAGAACTGTCAGTTCATTATGACCGCAGTCTATTACGGTCAAACGAGAGGGTAGATTACCTAAAGACGTAATTTGATTTCTATCACATAGTAAGGTGTCTAAATTGGGAGGAAGATTCTCAAGAGAAGTTAGTTTATTTTCTGAACAATTTAAAGTTGTTGTATCTAAATCACCTGATAAATCTGGTAAAACTGTTAAATTTCTACCAGATAAATTTATATTTTTTTTCATATATATATATATACTTTTTCTAACGTCTTCGTTTTTCGGTTTTATTGTGTTTTCTTATACGTCGTCTTTCACTTAATCGTCGGGTGCTTCCTCCTTTACTTTGTCCTAATCGTCTTTTACTTTTATTTTTACTTAATCGTCTTTTACTTCGTCGTCCACCCGTAGTTCCTGCCAAATTGGATGCTTGGATGGAGGAGGGCGACGCAACATTTGTCGATGTTCCGCCCGTTGCATGCATGGGGGCAATATAGCCAGTTGTGTTGCTATATGCCGAGTTAATGGATGCGGGAGAGAGATGATTCATTATATTCTATATGGAGAAAAATATCTTGAATCGAATCATGAAGTAAGAAGAAGCAAATAAATCTTCTCTAAAAATTGGATGTCAGTAGTTTTGACGAATACCATTGAGATGATAGATAATTACTACTGGACGGAGTTGCCGATGTAGTTGAGGCAGATGGTCCCGCATATGCCGTTAAACTTGGACCGCTGAATACGGTCTTTCCAATTTCAAAAATATTCATGGCACTATTTTGATACAGTAAATTGGACAATTGTCCCGAAAATCCGCCGTTCGCACAAACATTTATATTTTCATAATTTTGATGGGGAACATTGGTAAAATTCAACCGATTTGTAATTATGCCGTTTATATACACATCCATAATCATATTTTCTACACGAACAATTACACTTACCCACTTATTGAACGGAATATTTGAAATGTCAATGAACTGATTTTGAATAGTTTGGTCTGGAGTAACATCCATAATAACGCGTAATGTATTGATTCCATTTTGTTGTGTTATATAAACACCCGGTCCATTTGATACAGTGGCAATTCCGGTTTGAGAGTCATATGTATTGTTTCCTACATTGAAAATATTCTTATAGGTAGTCGTTGTAGTAGAAGTTGATGGACCAATATTTATCCAAACCGCCCATGTAAATTCCAATCCAGTTTTCGCATTATTTGAATTTAATATAGTCACCGAATTTGTTTGTTTTGGGTCACGCGAAACGGTAACATTTTGCGTTCCATTCAACAATCCTTGAATCACCATTGGATTGGCGGGCGGATGTGAAAAATGTCCGATTAAGGTAATTCCTAAATTCATTAAAAATAAAAACACAATACATACAAATATAATAAATGCGAATTTTGCAAGCATGCTATTTGACGAAAGAAAACTCTGTGTCGCATTTGGAATTGATTGAACCGAACCATACTGAGAAATAGTATTCGATACAGCATCTTGAGCCGATTGAACCGTATTTGAAACGGCATTTACTACAGGTGCAATAACAGGTGCAATAACCGGTGCAATAGTATCTCCTACTTTTTGCACACTTTCTTGAATTGTTCGTATAGGATTGGCAATAGGAATAGACGGCTGAGGACCTTGAAAATTCATTGTTATGTTGTTGTATTAGTTAGAGAATGGAATTTGCAAAAAAATGGCACGTATATATTTATACCACGATTGAAATACACCCACTGACATAAAAAATGGAAATAATAGAAACAGGAGCAATACACACAGTCTTAATAAAAAAAATGTTTTATTTGCATAAAAAATGGACCAACCGACCAGCGTTATAAAAATGCCGAAATATATGTAAAAAAGAATGTCGTATGTTTTTTTCGCATTGGCTAAATCGGTTTGTGAATACATGGTTCGTTGATTGTCGGTTATATGTGAATTCTTTTGTTCGTGTATTTTGTCATTTAATAATTTATTTTGATTTCCGATATAGGTGTAATTAATATGTGAAATCTCCATTGCCAGAATATCTTCTATCGCGTTATCGGTATCTTTTTTGTATTTTTTATAATCTTCCGCATTTTTCTGAATATTTTGTGCCAACTGTCGATTTTCGATGGATTTATTCGTCAAGTTTTGTTCCAATTCAAAATTATTGTGTCTCTCGGATTCAAATTGTCCGTTCATCTGAGAAAAACGAGATTGTTCATCCGAAAGTTCGGCATTTTTTTCATTCAATTGGTTCTGTAAATTCGCTTCTTGTTGTCGCATTTGTTGATTCTGTTGATTTTGATTCTGATTCTGACGAAAAAAAGAAAACATATATAATATGAGTATGAAATTTATTTATCTATGACTTGTATCATCTTTTTTCCTTTTTTCTATAAATCACTCGCATAACTCACTCCTCCAATAGACATATTCGAACCTTTTTTTTCAATGAATATTCCGATTGAAATAAAAACATGCGAAACAAATGGGTATCGCCAATTAACGGAACGGATGTTTTATATTGTGAATATAATTTGAATTTTTGTAAATAAATGGTATATGTATATTTTTGTTCTTTTTCTTCTGTTTGTACTACGACTCCCGTAAAACTTGTGTCTATTGATATATGCGTAATGCAGTCCAATAATGCAATTTCCATCTGTAATTTTCTGGAATATCGTATATATTTATTTAATTCATCGGTGAATGGTAACAATACATCTCCCTCCTTTTGTAATAAAAACCACTGATTGTAAATATCGGGAAGTCGCCGGATTGGACTTGTTGCGTGGGCATAACAAATAGTAGCATCTGTGGGTAAATAGTATCCTCTCTGTTTTGTCGGAATTGGCTCCCATATTGGATGATTTGTTTCGTGAGAACTGTGTTTGGTAAAATGATACAGAAATCCTTTTTTTAATTGTTGTAATTTTTCTCCCGCATATTGATTGTATTGTTCCATCCAATACGCAACAACCGCATAACTATCATTCGTTGCATTTTTATCTGTAAATGCAAGTAATGTAAATGCAAGTAATTTCTGATATTCGTCCGATTCTAATAAATCCGAACTTTCATATACATAATTTTTGGAAACAGAAATGGTTGTTTCATAAAAATCCGAAAATGTAACATGTCCGTTTATAATTCGAATTTGTAATGCAACCACATGTCGAATGTTATCTTTTTGTAATGAACAAATATTGGAAATATCGTCTGGCAACATACAACGTTTTTTATCTGGAAGATACATGGTGTTTGGGCGATGAACCGAGAGGTATTGCCAAGCATCTAATTTATGTATCCAATAGGCTACATTTGATATATAAATCGTAACACCTTCGTTGTTTACCGAAAAGGCATCATCAAAATCGGTGGTAAATTGTCCGTCAATTGTAAAACAATGAGGAGATAAACAAGGAGGAGATAAACAAGGAGATGATAATAAACAATGTTTTATATGTGCGTTAAATAATTTATGCGAATGGCGTAGATTTTTTGTAGCTAATTGATATTCAAAATAGGCGGAAATATCGTCGGTATCTCCAAATACCTCATGTAATATTCCGATAGATACATTTTTTTCTTTTTCTTTTATTGGTTCATTTTCTTTTTCTTTTATTGGTTCTTTTATAAAGGATACATATTTTTGACATGTTTTTTTTGAAAATGAGAGGGGAATTTCATAGGGAATAAGAAATATTTCATTTTCGCTACCTATTTCGCTACTACTTATACAACGATACAATAAACGTTTTCCTATTTTTCCATAGGTTTTTTTATCGAGAATTAACACACCAGTTTTCATTCTTTTGTTTGTTATTTGTTATATTCATTTTTGTAATAATTCTATTTTCATTTTTATCTCTTGAGATAAAATTGAATATTTTTTATGTAAAATAGAACACGTGATATGGAAACGAATTGGACACGAGGCGCATCAATACAAACTAATAATTCGGATAAAAAAAAAGAACCAGATAAAAAAAAAGAATCGGATAAAAGAATAGAACCAGATAAAAAAAAAGAACCCAATAAAAAACAATATTCTTCCCAACAAACAAGTGGTTGGAATTCGCCTTACATTACCATTTTACCCGTAGACCGAACAACTACGGAATTGGTATTCTCCTTACAAAAATTAAAAAAACTGCCTGATTTGTCACGATATGTAAATCTACGTAAATTATATTGTTCCGGCAATTGTCTTGCATTTCTTCCGACTCTTCCGAATTCATTGGAAGAATTGGATTGTGAAGATAATCTGCTTACATCTCTCCCAAAACTTCCTTCCCATTTAAAAAAATTATGGTGCGAGAATAATAAAATTCGAAAATTACCCGATTTACCAAATACATTAATTGAATTGTCGTGTTCCTACAATAATTTAACTACCCTACCCCCACTAACACATACATTATTGGTTCGTATAAATTGTGTATGCAATTATATAAAACAACTTCCGGAATTACCGCCAACATTACTTGTATTTGAATACATTGGAAATAATGAAATATGTGTTCCCGATAAGTATGTGTCCGTTTATCGTAAAATAATGGAACCAGTAACTCCACCAAACACAGAAATTTATATAGGCACAGAATTTGATACAGGCACCGAAACAGAAGCCGACACAAACATAGAATCCGATTTTATATAATAATGGTATAATACTGTCTTTTGTTTTGTTGTTGTTGTTGTTGTTCTTGCTGTTTTTTCCATTTATTTCGAATAAAAAAAATAAAAATACCTATAAAAACAATACCGATAAAACCAATTCCGATAAATTCAACGCCAATAAAATCAATGCCGACATTCTTCTCTATACCTTGGTTTGTTCGGTCTATTTTAATAAATGGCGCAAGCCACGTTTGTTGCATATCTTTTGTAATGCACGATGTATTTGGAGATGTATACGAAAAACAATCGTATGATAATGTAGAGCTATCAGAGAGCTGTATTCGAAATACAATTCCATATTCGTCTCTCCATCTATTTTTCCATTTTGTAAGAGGTATGCCTAACATCCGTATCATTTCTATAATTTCATCGTGTTCCCACACAACAATGACATTCTTTGGTTTTTTAGCTACTATTTCGCGTAAAACGTGTTTCCCCTCTCCAACACAGTGATTCGCATCTACATCCGATGTAAGTTGTAGGGTATCATGTAAAATATGTGACGTTATATACATACGTTCAGAACGTTGCCTACAAAATGGATATTCTTTGTTCCGTCGATACGACGATGTTATAATTATAGGCGGTTCTTGCATAGAAGAAAACGGCGGATAATTTGCCCAATTTCGGGCTCGGTCATATCCTTTTATAGAACAGTCATTTCCAGAATGTGCGTCTTTATCACAATGTCGTATAAACCAAATATCCATATACAATCTTAGGTAAATATCTCTATATATTGGAAGACAATTATATCAATGTCTATACAAATTGTTGTAGCGCATTATAATGAATCACTCGAATGGCTGACTCCTTATACAAATGTTATTATTTATAGCAAAGGAACAACGAATATTCAAGACAGAAGTAATATACAAGACAGAAGTATTTTATTACCAAATGTCGGTAGAGAGGGTCATACATATTATCATCATATCGTGCAAAATTACAATAATTTAGCGGAATATACTATTTTTTTACAGGGAAATCCGTTTGACCACTCTCCAGATATTGTTTCCACTCTTCAAAAATGCGTACAAAATCCATTTTATCTTTCTTCCAAAAAAACGAAATTTGCGTTTATAAGTCAGGTCCATGTAGACACGAATTTATCAGGGTGTCCAGTGCATCCAAATCTGGCGGAAACATTACAAAATGTATATGCGCATATATTTCATAAACGATTAACAGATAAAAAATTTACATTTGCTATTGGCGCACAATTTGTTGTTTCTAAAGCCCGCATTTTATCTCGTTCGCGCGCGTTTTATCAAAATATTGTTCATTTATTAGACCATCATATTCACCCAATCGAAGGATATGCAATAGAACGGTTCCATCGACTTATTTTTATGGGAGAAAATGAACAAGAACATGAATATAAAACACAAAAAATAAGACAAATGCAATTAATTGTTCGATAATTGGTCATGTATATTTTGAAGTAAGTCATATGTGTCTTGTTGATGTTTTTTTATTTGATACACATTTTCCGTCAATATACGCACCTGTGTTTCTAGACAAATAATTTTTTCAGTTAATGATACTAAAGTATGATTTGGCACAATAAGTTCTTTTCTTGAAAAGGATTCTGATGGTTGATTTTTTACAGATGAATTATCCGCATCATTTGGAATTATTTTTGTTTTATTACTTTTTGTTTTATTACTTCCAAAGAAAAAAAACATTATATATTATCGTAATATAATACCTTCTTGCGATTGTTGTATTTTTATATGCGTTTTTAAGTTTTTAATAATTTATGCATCAAATTTGCGTGAATCTGCAAACATTTCACGCAAATGAGCAACAAGTAATTTTTTAAATTCTTTGTTAATTTTTCTACATTTTTCAATTGACATTATGACACGTTCTTTATCTTCTGCTCTCTTTTCAATTTTTTGTTCCATTGACATGATTGGTTTATGGGTTTCTCTATACATTTTATTGTATTGTCTTATGCGTTCTTTTTGTTCTTCGGTTCGAACAACTGGACTACGAACGCGAACTATTGGTGCTTGAATGTGTATTAGTAGTTGTTGCACGAATTCTTGCATGAGGTCTGGTTCTTGTTCTGGTTCTTGCACGGGTTCTTGCATTGGTTCTTGCATTGGTTCTTGCATTGGTTCTTGCACGGGTTCTTGTTCTTGCACATGTTCTGGTTCTTGTCTTTGTAGAACCCGTTCTTGTAAACGGGCTTGTTGTTTTTTTTGGCGAGCTTTTTTTGCAGATTCACGACATTTCAACAAATAATTATTGTAAAGTTCAGGGTCTGAACGTATTTTTGCCTGTTGTCGTTGATAATACTGTTTTTGTTTTATTTTTTTAAGTTCGGCAGTAGAAGTCAAGGTAGGAGTAGATGTAGGAGTCGAGGTAGGAGTAGATGTAAACATTTCATCTACAAGTTGTGCGATGTTTTGTTGAACGTGTGTCATTTCTTTTGTCTTTATGTGAAAGAATTTCTTAAAAAAAAGATTTTCAATTTTTTCTGCATCGGTTTCATCACAGAATGCGCCACGCCCCCACTATTGGGTGTACAGAATCAGATAAAATTGATAATTTTATTTTTTGTTTAACAAATAACATAATAAAATAATAAAATGACCGAATTATCACCCCTATTGAACCCGAACAAATTAATTTGTTTAAAAAATAAACATATTGTAATAATCAATTATGATTATTCCGATAATAATGAAATATATGGTAAATTAAAGGCAATTTCGAATGTATGTGACGTATACCATATTAAAGCGGAAGATGATTTTAGAAAATTGTATGTTGCTTTACGTAAAGCATACGATATTATTATTACTATTATAAAAACAAATATTTGTATTTATGAGATATTTCCGTTGGATAATTTATCGGATAACACGGATTGTGATAGTAAAACATGGATTGAAATGGATGAGATTTGTTATATATGTGGTACTGCATAATGTATCATGTAAATTTAACAATAATATGCACGTGTTCTTTTTTAATGGTTTTTAATGCCGATACACTCAATTCTTGTCGTTTTTTTCTCGTTTTATTGTTGTCATCATCGGTTTCTCGGCGTTTCACTGTGCTATTCCGACTATTCATATCAATTAAAATACTGTCGTAATTTGCTTCAATATATTCTAAAATTTGGTTCTCAATAGCCCATTTAAAAAAACACATTTGTCCAACGGTTGTTATAAAATCCATCATTTCCAATCGTGGACCTCGCGAAAATACATCGAACATTTCTTTACTGTATCCTTTTAATTTAAGTTTGTATTCATTATGAACTTTAAACCGATACGAATTAGTACCTCTATTTTTTAGCACATAAATTGTATAATATTTTTTTGAAAAATTTGTTACAAACCAATCAATAATTCGTAATGAAATGCGAGATTCACCACAAACCGCCGTTTTTAATATATCAATGTGGTTATGATCACTCATATAGAATTCCATTAAACTTTGTAGTAATAATCCGCTTTGACTTTGAATTCCCATGTAGTCCTCTGCCGTAACAACATCGTCTTCTTGTTCTTTTTCTTGTCTGTATTGGTCTTTTTCTTGTCTTTGTTCTTTTTCTTGTCTGTATTGGTCTTTTTCTTGTCTTTCCGTTGTTTTTATTCTTAACGATTCCGTCATTATATAGATGAAAGGATTGATATTTAAATTGTTTTACACCTTTTTTCATGAAAAAATGGTAATATTCAGTCTTTTGTTTATTGTCGTAATAACTTGTCGTAGACCGTGTCTCCCAAAAGGAGGGAGCTTAGCGACCGACGCAATTTGGGAGACGCATAATGACGAAAACCTTAGAGAGGTCGAGAGATGATAGATTCAATTGCCATATTTGGTTGCTAAAATAATCTCTCTATTATATAAAACATGGTTGCTGGAAGTATGTTGCCTATAACATTTACACCAAATGGAAAACTATTATTTCTATTCGGTAAAGAAAATGCAATGGAAGATTCTGCAAAAGGATGGTCCGATTTTGGAGGAGGTAGTGAAGGAAATGAAACCCCCTTTGAAACTGCTTTGCGAGAGGGAGGTGAAGAAATGACATTTTTTTTAGGAGACGGAGAAGATTTACGTAAAAGAGTTCTTGAAAAACATAGTGGTGGCATTTTTCCACTGGTTCATGATACCTATCATTTTCATTTATTTTATATTCCATATGACGTTTTTCTTCCTGAATATTACAACAACAGTCATCGTCATTTATGGAAACATATGGATAAAAATGTGCTAAACAAATCAAGACTCTTTGAAAAAATAGAAATTGACTGGTTTTCGCCGGAAAACATACATGACCGAATGAAAGAATTTCGTGGATTCTTTCAAGAAAAAATAGTATATGTTTTATCCAAATTACCCGAGATTAAATCGCATTTTAAAAATCAAAAGAAACTGGCACGAAAAAATTATGAACATTCTCGATTTAGACAAACCAGAAAAATAAGACAAACCAGAAAAATAAGACAAACCAGAAAATAAGAAAATACATAAATAAGAAAAAACAATGATGTAATAATAATGTTATTAAATCATATTTTATATATTAATTTAGAGCACCGAATCGACCGTAATGCGCATATTCAAACCGAGTTTCGTAAATTAAATGACGTTCAGGGACAACGAATAAATGCGGTTAAACATAAAGTAGGGGCTATTGGATGCACGTATAGTCACATAAAATGTTTAGAATATGCAAAACAGCAACAATGGCAGTATGTAGTTATTTGTGAAGACGATGTAACCTTTACAGACCCATCTACATTTTTATCAAGTCTCTCTAAATTTGAACAATATTTTCATACAGATGCAGAAGCAGAAGCGAACCAGCCAATACAACCTTTATGGGATGTGTTAATTATTGGCGGAAACAATTGTCCGCCATTTGAACAATATAATGGAATTGATTATTTTTGTAGAGTGTATAACTGCCAAACCACGACATGTTATGTAGTAGCATCTCATTATTATGATACACTTATTCGAAATTTTAAACAAAGTGTGTTCATGTTGGAAAAACAGCCAAACAATCATCGTCAATATGCATTGGATATATATTGGAAACAATTACAGAAAACAGATGTTTGGTATATGTTGACACCATTAACGGTAATACAATATGAAAATTATAGTGATATTGAAAAAAAAACAGTAAATTATCGAAATTTACTTTTGGATTTGGAGAAACCGTGGTTAACGGCATTAATGGCAAAACAATCCAAATAATGGGATTATCCAGTGCGGTTTTTCTTGTTGGTTTGTGTTTTTGTTCCTCCCAACACCCGTTTTGTCATCATACAAAGTCCTTCACATTCAAAATTTTGTTTCAGATAAAAAGGAACTGCTTCCGTAACCGACCCCAATGTAATATTTTTTATTTCATCGGCTTTACACAATTCGGTCAATGCTTCTATCATATATGCACCAATGCCATTCATTTTTTTGAGAGAACATATTACATCAACTACCAATGCACTGTCTTTTTCATTACGCAATATGGTAGAAAATCCACAAAAATAACCGTCTAAAACAATCACAAGAATTGCATCCGAATCAATAAACGATTCTAATACATATTCCTTACGTAATCCTTTACACATATTTCCTTCACTAATAAATTCACGCAACTGAATATGCATTTCATCGGTTTTTAACGCAATATGCCATTTATCTGGGGTTAGTGTATTTCGTATTTTATCTATGGTTATTTGTTTGTTGAGAGGGCAAAAATATAGATGACATTCTATTGACATTGTATATATGTAAGTGACGAAAAGTTCCAATAAAAAATTGAATTTAAAAAATAAAAAATAAAACATACATATAAAATTATGACAATGTTCGTAAAAGAAAAAACAAATGTTCAAATTATTGAGGAACTTCATATTTTACATGCGCTAACTTCATATATAAAAAACAATGGATTTAAATCTATTCATAATGTTTGCTATTTACCAAACGGGGATTTATCGGAATTTACATTTTATGTAGACGATTTAACCATGTTGTATTTTATAGAAACCCAGCACTGTTTGGAGTATATTCGAAAAACATTTCCCAAAAATAAATTCGTTCATACCATACGATTTAATCATAATTTAGATGAATTAAATGTATTTTGGAAATACAATGGAGGACGAGGGCTTATTCGCAATCCATATTCATCAAATAACATAAAGATATAATTACGTAAAATGTGTATGTATCTGTTATTAAATTATGAACACTGTATAGTTCCATCTTCGGTCATTTTGCCGATTCATAGAATGGGAATTGAAGTATTTTTTTGTGAAGAGGAGGGCGAGAACACCCAAATAAAAACAAATGAGCCGGATATTTTTATACAATTTCAGGGGAATTTGTATAATTATGATTCAGCGGAAATAGCACGAATGTATAAAAAATATGGATTTGACTACATGATACGTATGTTACGTGGCGATTTTGTGTTTTTTTTACTGGATTATAATTCAAAAGAATCTTATAGTAAACTTTGGATAGGAGTAAGTTCGTCTGAATACTGCACATTCAATAACGAGAATGGACATTATATTTTTTCTACATCGTCTTCTTTTTCTTTACCGTCTTCTTTTTCTTCTTCGTCTTCTTCTTCTTCATCGGAACAACATCCCACTTCGAGCTATAGTGAATTTCAGTTACATAATAAAGTCTCTGCTCAATGGCAATGTATTACATATGGACATCCATATTGGCAACCGCCTCAACCTTCAATCTGTTGTAATATGGATATGGATATATATCTTCAATCTATTATTAATAAACAATGCAATTATGTGTATAAACAGGGAATATATGCATTTGTTTGTTGCCCAAGTTTAATTTTATTTGTAAGAAATTGGATATTATCATTACGACGAGAAAACAATGAAACAAAAACAAATAAAACAAATGAAAAAGAACAAGAAGTAGAATATTTGCCAATGATTCGTATGATGGATTCAATTCGTAGAACCGAAGTATTTGCATTATTCAGTGATATAGGAAATGATTTACTTAGTGAGGAGAAAGAAGTGCCTCAGCAACAACAACAACAACAACAACAACAACAACAAATAAAATATGTAGACGTGCATGAACGACATATAAGAATGTCAAATAAATTAAAATGTCAGAATTATGAAAAAATAAAATCCGAACTAAAACAACGGCATAAAAATTCGTATATTATGACACCCTATTTGGATACAGATTATTTGTGTAAATTATTTGAGAATATGTCGGAATAATATAAAAAAGTCAGCTATACGAATAAAATTCATATTATATATATATAATAAATATATATGTCTTCGGTTATTTTTTTAGATAAGAATTACAATTCAATAACGTTTAGTCGGGACTCTCTTATTATTCAGGAAGATGATACGATAGAAACGGTCAAACGCAAAATAATTTATGTAACCAATCATTCGGAAAAACCAAAAATATGTTTCGAAGAATTGTATTTGTTTCACAAGGTGCCATTTTTAGTAGAACAACTTCCGACCATTTACCGTATTTTGTCAAAAGATGATACCGTTGAAATATCGGCACGCGTATTTCAACAATTTATGCATAATCTATCTATTTATGTGGATATTCATAATGTGGGCGATTTATCCACTTATGAAATGTTTTATGACGCTTTCGACCGCCAACCGAAATCAAAACAAATTTTTCGAGATATACCTCTCGGATTTGAAATGGGGGCAATGAATTTTATTTTTCCAGTGAATCCGATAAATTCCGTAAAAACATCGCAAACCGTGTTTGACCAATTTGACCAAAAACTTATGTTTGAATTTAATTGGAAAGAGGGCGACGATATTTTCGTATGTCTCGCGCGAAATGAAGATTCTTTTTATCCCATGTATTATCCACATTTATATGTATTTAAAACATTTCAGGATTTTCAATATGCTCTCCCCAAATTAATTGAAAATACGCGCGACAGCGAACCGTTTTTTGACCAATACACGCACATCTCCTCCTATTATGATAAAAAAGAACCCTCTATTAAATCTTCGGGTATATCCAAATTTACGCTTTTTATGTTACCTGAAAAAGGACACATATCCCCCCCGTTAGAAGTTGTGTTTAAGAATATTCATGCAACGCCCACGATTCCTTTTATCGAATATCGTTCAAGTATTATGTCAACAAATATATTTCGATTGTATTGCGATAAAAAATCGATGGACGGGAAACTGATTCCGTCGATAGAAACAAAAGAACTTTTAAAAATAGTCCGCACTATTTCGAAAAATAAATATATTAGTGGTATTGATACATCTATTATTGGAAAACGTTCCGATAAAATCACTCTGTATATAGTGTCCGGACATATGGAATTGTATTTGGATTTCAAATCAAATGGTGTTATTACTGTATATTCTGAAAATGTCACACCTCTATTGGAATTTGCCGAATTGCATGAATTATTACAAACGATTGTTTCTCCCGTAATACAACAATTAAATCAAAATTTATCGAGTATGGGATTTTCAATTCCTCATCCAACCTCATTTCATGAAACGCCCTCTGTATATTACAAACATATTACGTATGCAATTACGACACAAATGACAAAAAATAATGTTGTGCAACTGCATAAACAAATACAATGTCCGTCACCTATATTTGATTTTTTTGAAAGTTCATTAAACCAAAATCAATACAAACATGCAGAATTACGATATATACGTGTGTCAGAGTATCAACGCATGAACCCCGATTTAATTTTAGTTGTTCAGACGTTGGAGAGATTGGGAATTAACTCTCCCGATTTGGAGACAAAGATAGTTCAAAAATTAATGGACAAATTTCGTGATTTTACGGAAGAACATGCGAAAAGGGTGTTTACTGAGGGGGTTTCATGGTTTGCGGAAGGACGTGGAATAGATCATGCGGGATTTTTAACAATGATGGATGTGGACTTGCGGAATGAACTAACTGTGACAGTAGAAGATATTTCATCGTTAAAATATTTGTCGACAGTTAAGAAATATGTATCTGGAGTTATTGAAGATACCATTGAAGGGGTGGATTGTTTTTCGGCAAATACACAAAATATAGTATTACCCGTTCTCCCTATTGATAATGAATCGCCTGAAAAGAAAAAATTATCAGAAGCGGAAGAAGAAAAAGAATTATCGGGAGAATTATCAGAAGAAAAAGAATTATCAGAAGAAAAAGAATTATCGGGAGAAAAAGAATTGGGAGAAAAAGAAATATCAGAAGAAAAAGAATCATCGAAAGAAAAATCAGAAGAAAAAGAAAACGAATCGTCATCTAAAAATAAATCGTCGTCCGACAGTATTAAAAAACCACAGAATTTGTTTTTATTAAACGATGATGAGGATGAATATATTTATGAAGATGAAGAAGAGGATGAGGAAGAGGAATCCACACCAGAACAGCCAAAAGAAAAAGAAAAGCCCAAAAATAAAGAACAGCCCAAAGAAAAAGAACCACTCCTCTCCTCTTCTCTACAAGAGACTTCGTTACCAGAGACTTCGTTACCAGAGACTTCGCAACCAGTGCAACAAAATATGGCTATTAAAAAAAATACGAAAGCCTATGATATTAAAAATTATTTTCTGAAACGATTAAAAAAACAAGAACCTATATTATTTGAAGACAGTGTGGATAAACGCTATAGCGGTTATTCGACGATTTGTCAGTCCATGCGCCAACCAGTTATTTTAACAAAAGCCGAAAAAGAACATATTGATGCCACATCTGGAAGTGCCAGTTACAACAATCATGCATTAGAATATGGAACGGATGCGGACAATCCATATTATTATATTTGCCCCCGATATTGGTGTATGAATGAAAATCGAAGCATGAGTGAAAAAGAAGCAAAAAGTGGAGTGTGTGGAGGAATTATGAAAACCACGGACAAAGTAAAAGAAATGAAAAACGGGAACTTTGTGTATGAATTTAAACGACAAGATAAAAGCGGTAATTATATTGAGAATTTCCCCGGGTTTCTCTCAACCACCGAACGTTCTCCCTATAAAATTCCCTGTTGTTTCGTGAAAACGCACGAACAAAAACAGGAACATCGAAAACAAAAAGAAGAACGCGAGCAACAGCAAAGCCAACTTGAAAAATTAGCCATCAACCAAAATGAATATATAAGTAATGCATTTCCGTTGGAATATGGTCGATTTGGATATCTCTCACCTTCTCTCGAAATGTTTCTCCAAATTCAAAGAACCGATTTCACCCAAAAACGTAAAATGCAAGGAAATATTCCGCCGATTCTTTTACGATATGGAATGCAACCACAACAGTCGTTTCTTTCCTGTTTTTGTGAAATATATGACGTGTTGCAATTGCGAAAAAAAATCCAGAACAATCCAGAAAAAAAAGACGAATTTATGGAACATAGTGTTTCCACATCATTGTCGGATATGATTGCGATTCTCGCGAAATATATTACGATTGATTTATTTTTAGTTATGCATAACAGTTCTCTTGTGGCGACGTTCGCACCGTTAAATCCGGATTATGCGTCCATTGATATTGACAAATACCGAGAAAGTCAATTTTATCAACGATTGTCATCGGATTATTTTACGGATGCACAAGAAGATTTTGCGAGATATACAATTGCATCATATGAAAATTTTATCGCGTATATAGTAGAACCGTCTATTGTAAAAGACCATACATTTTTATGGGATATATTTACAACACAAATACCCGAATTGATTCCGTATCCTATAAATTTAATTATTCTTGAAGTTGTGAAACACGACAGTCGGGAATTGGTTCGCGTTATCTGTCCGACAAATTCATATTCATCAAATGCACTGTATGATGAAACCAAGGAGTGTGTTCTTTTATATAAGGAAAATGATACCTATGAACCTATTTATATTTATGAAGAAAAACAAAATGAAACAAATAAACGATTGCATCAAATCACCGTCACAAAAACATTCGTATTAAATGAAATGGACGTGAAATACAAAACATTATTGCGCATGAACACGTTAACGGATGTATTGAAAAAGGTGCAACATTATCAACAAACCCAATGCACCTCAGTTCCAAGTTTATCTGTGGCAAAATTCATCCGTAGTAAAAACCCGACAGATTTGTATGATATTTTAATACAAGGAAATAGGTGGCACATGCAAAGCCAAATTGTAAATTACCAGTCGAAAGTAATCGGGTTTATGGTGCACGACAACAACAGTTCGACCAGTCCTTATCAATTTATTCCGTGTTTTCCGTCATCGCCTATTTCGCAAATTACAAATATACAGTCGATGGACACTCCCGAACTTTGGAATTCGTATTGGGATACAATAGATATATTAAAACAGATATACACCTTTCATAAAACAGAAATAAATAGCGTTACCAAAAAATCCCAACACAAAGTTCCGTGCAAACCGATATATGTAATTGCGCATAAAAATACGGATACGGATACATATATTGTGTCGGGAATATTAACGGAAACAAATCAGTTTATTCAAGTGCAACCGGAGCCATATACAGACGCCATGTTAATTGACGGAATTCAATTTATGGATGGACAGAATTCGTTAGATATAGATAGAGAAATTGCCGTTAAACTCCATGAAGACCCAGACCGATTGCGGATGATTCGAAATATTGAATGGGAAAATATGTTTTATACGGCATTTTATACATCTATGCGTATTTTATTAAATGACTATAAAAATCGCACGTATCGTAATAAAATTATACAATTAGTAGAGAGCAAAAAATACGTATACAATGATAAAATAGAATGGTTACGTAATTATTTGTATCAAGCATCAAAACGTGAAATTGGATTTGAACTCACCGTGGATTTCTCTCAATTACCTATTCCGGAATCGTTTTCTTCTTCATCGTTTTCTTCTTCATCAGCATCATCTTCTTCATCAGCATCATCTTCTTCATTATGTGAAATAGACCAAGAAACGGGACGTTGCCGACTTTTAATACCAAAACAAAATCTAATGCATTCAGAAATGGACAATAAAACATATTATTATACACGTCTCGCAGATGAATTGATACGATATGCACGAATTCGCATGTATATGTTGGAAAATGCAATCAATCTCTCTAATATTGAATACCAAATTCGGGACAATGAATTGGTGATGATGGAAACACTTTTATTTGGAACAAATACATCATCCACCACCTATTTCACAAATATACATGTATTTCATCAAAATAATTATGTTCGAAATATGTCGTATGATATGGCGGAGCCGATGATTCATGATGCATTTACCTATCCTTCCATTAAAGTATCTGATTTTCGCAATAAACAACAAGGAACAAATTATATGGCACAGTTAGAAATTGAATGTATCGACAAACGTGAAAAAATAAAGGGTAACGCAAAATCGGTTTGGGTTCGACATTTTACATTATTGGGCGAAGAATTGTTTTTCAAATACGATACTCCCGCATGTTCCTTCCACGTAATACGATATATTATGAATGATATAAACAAAGACAATAATATGGTATTTTCTATAGACGATATAAAACAGGAATTAATTCGCGGATACGAAAAGATAGATACGGGTCTTTTACAAAAGATACAAATTGTTTGGAAGACCGATAAAACCATGACGACGGTATTAAAGAAAAAAATAGATATGGAATACATTACGTCGCGCATAGTAGGAGCGGATTATATCTTTACCGATATTGATTTATGGATTTTAGCAACCGCTAAAAATCTACCCATTGTTTTGTTTTCCGTGTATGGATTAAAACAACTATTTCATAGTGGAACGGGATTTGGAGAGACATCGTGGGGGAAAATGTTATGGTTAGTATTGTCGGGAGATATACAGAAGGGATTTTATTTTGTGCGGTCTCCTGCTCCATCGACATATACAGTTCCAAATTATAGTATAATTACAAAAACGAATGGCTCTCTATTTTCAATTCCACAGGAATTGTTAGATGAAGGAATTGAAAAAGAAACGATTCCTTTAACGGAATTTTTGGCAAAACCGATATAAGAACAAATAATAATAAAATGATTTTTGAGGGAAAATTAATGACACGGAAGAAGTACAACCAATTAAAAATATTTATATTGTTGGAATAATCAATTAACTTCTCTCGAAAATCTTCCTCCCAATTTACGAGAATTACATTGTGACAATAATCAACTGACTTCTCTCGAAAATCTTCCTCTCACTTTACAACAATTACATTGTGAAAATAATCAACTGACTTCTCTAAACAATCTTCCTCTCACTTTACAACAATTACATTGTGACAATAATCAACTTACTTCTCTAAACAATCTTCCTCTCACTTTACAACAATTACATTGTGAAAATAATCAACTGACTTCTCTAAACAATCTTCCTCTCACTTTACAACAATTACATTGTGACAATAATCAACTTACTTCTCTCGAAAATCTTCCTCCCAATTTACGAAAATTATATTGTAATAATAATCAACTCACAAGGCTCGGCTTTCGAGGGAGTGATAACGACCGATTAGAGTCCGCCTTTGGCACTTCTCTTGACCGCCTTCCTTCCAAGTTACAAGTATTATGCTGTAGCACGAATCAACTAACTTCTATTGACCATCTTCCACCCAATTTACAATTATTCAATTGTCAAAACAATCCAATTTATATGGAAATGTATGATTTTAATTTTGAACTTTCTGTAAAAACGATTGAACAATACAATGAAATGAAACGAATCGACAATTTGGAAAAAGAATGTTGCCCTTTATTGAAATAATCCACACATAAATTTATATGCCAATTACATTTTTGTGAATGCACGCCAAGAAAAATTGAAAGGCAATCAACATAAATATACATTAAAAATATAGTATATGCATAACAATGCCCCCTATCATTCCTTTTTAAAGTCACATACAACCAAAAAGGAATTCACCGACAAGCCCTCAACAAATACCCGTATTGGAAATAAAGATAAGGATATATACGGTGGTAATTACCATATTAATGACCAAGATTATTCCACCTTTATTGAACTATATCACGCCCATGTTTTTGAACAAGGGAACAAAGAATATTTGACAGAAGCTCAACATATTCATGGAGGAGGACCTTTGCTCGTGGATTTGGACCTTCACTTTTCACTTGATATTAAAGAACGACTGTACACAAAAGACCACATTGACGATTTGATAGACACATATTTAAAAGAACTAAAATCCGTTTATACATTCGATGCAAATACAAAATTTCCGGTGTATGTGCTTGAAAAGGCACATGTAAATCCTGTATCTGAAAAAAATATGACAAAAGACGGAATTCATCTTATATTTGGTTTAGGAGTTGAACATCGTCAGGTGCATTTATATATTCGTGATAAAATTGTTACGGAATTAAGTAACATGTGGGAAGATTTGCCTATTATTAATACATGGAAAGATGTCGTTGACGAGGGAATTGCACACGGAACCACAAATTGGCAAATGTATGGTTCGCGCAAACCAGACCACGAAGCATACACACTTACATATATTCACGACATCACATTTGACCCTTCCGATTCAGAATTTATGCGCCGGTGTAGGGCAGTTACAGGTATCGTATCTATTGATGAATTAAAACAAATGTCCGCAAGAAACAAAGTATTATACAATCCTATATATCGACCAAGTTTTATTGAAAATTATTTGGTAGCTTCCTCCACAACCGCCCCTCATAAATCCTCCGCTTCCAGAAATACGTCATTAACAAATAAAAAGACGAGTCCATTTATCCAAAATCATTTGACTGCACTCTTTTCAGTAACGTGTCGAGACGAATTAAAACGAGTCGTGGATGAATTGCTGGCGGATTTAGAACAATCCCGAGAATATGATTTAATTGATACATTTAATTATACGATGATTCTACCTCCCGAAAAATATTGTGTTACGGGAACATACGACCGTCGTATGCGGGTAGGTTGGGCATTGAGAAATATTGATGATAGGATGTTTATTGTTTGGATATATTTATTATCACTTCGACCCGATTTTACGTATCCAACAAGCATACAAAATTATTATGCCGAATGGTTGCAATTTGATATGAATAGACCCGATGGATTAACACAACGTTCTATTATGCACTGGTCGAAATCTGAAAATGAGGCGGAATTTACAAAAATTCGAGACAATTCCGTCAGTAAATATATTCATAATTTAATAAAAAATCCCGATAGTGGTGATGTAAAAACTGCCGAACTTTTATTTCATTTGTTTAAAGACGAATATGTGTGTGCCAGTATTAAAGGTAAAATATGGTATCGATTTTGCAATCATCGCTGGGCAATTGATGAAACCGGCACTACATTACGTAGTAAAATATCCGGACAATTACACGAATTATTTGCAGATATTCATCGTGCCGAGTCGACTCGTGTTGCCGAAATTAAAGATAACGAAGATGAAAAAAATCGACAATTAAAAAAATTAGCAAAAATGGCGAAAATACAATCCTCTCTGTGTTCTACTTCAAGTAAAAATAATGTAATGACAGAAGCAATGGAATTCTTTTACGATAGTCACTTTTTGGAGAAAATGGATTTAAATCCCTATTTACTCTGTTTCACAAATGGAGTTATTGATTTTAAAGAAACGGACAACGAAGGATATTTTCGTCCGGGACGACCCGAAGATTGTATTACAAAAAGCACCGGTATTACGTATTTGTCTGATAAAGAAGTATCAACTCCAAAAGCCATGCGAATTATGGATGAAATTCGTCTATTTATGCGACAATTGTTTCCGATTGAAGATTTACATACATATATGTGGGAACATTTGGCTTCTATTCTTATCGGTATTGCTGCGAATCAAACCTTTAATATGTATATCGGACATGGACAAAACGGTAAATCCGTGTTGATGGATTTAATGTCTAAAATCTTGGGAGAATACAAAGGAAGTGTTCCGTTGCGAATGGTTACAGGGCGAAGAGCGGAGGTCGGTGGATTAACTCCTGAATTAGTTGAATTAAAAGGCACACGGTATGGAGTGATGCAAGAAGCGACCAAAGGCGATAAAATCAATGATGGTATTATGAAAGAACTTACCAGTGGAAAAGACACAATTCAATGTCGAGCTCCCTATATGACAAATACCTTAAAATATTTACCGCAATTTAAACTGGCTATTTGTTCCAATGAACGTCTTGAAATTGGCGAGGCGACTCACGGAACATGGAGACGTATTCGTGAAGTTCCATTTCCGTCTCTTTTTACAGAGAATCCCGTTCAGGGAGATCCATTAAAACCATATCAATTCAAATTGAATTTAAAGATTGATGAAAAATTCGATGAATGGAAAGAATATTTCATGTATATGTTGGTGAAAGTTGCGGTACGAACAAAAGGATTGGTGGAAGATTGTCCAACGGTTATGGGTGCAAGTAATGCATATCAACAAGCACAAGATGTGATGGCACTGTTCTTTAAAGAAAAAATAGAGAAATTGCCGAACTCGCCCAAAGTGAAATTAAGCCAGACGCAGTTGAGAGATTGTTTTAAACAATGGTTTATTAATTTATACGGTGAAAAAAATGTGCCAAAACCGATGGAATTATACACACGATTTGAAAAAGAATATGGCAAACCGGAAAACAATATTTGGAAAGGTATCGGAATTATTATGGTTGAAACGGAAGACGACGAGGATGAAACATGCGATATTGCGAATGATTTTTAGAGGGAACTGTATCTTAGATGGAACTGTCTCTTAGATGGAGCTGTCTATCCTACTAAACGTTTCATAAATTCGTCTATTTTTAATGTAGTGCAATAGGTAATACACTGATGAATTAGTTTAGCGGGGACAAATTGTCGGTCAATAATCAATTCTTTTTGTTCATTTGTCATACAACAATCGAAATACTGTTCAATAATGGCAATGGCATCACATTTACGCAAATTTTGAAACTCATACAATGTCAATCGCATGGACCGGTAAATAGATGCGTCTAATTGTTCTTTGTAATTGGTTGTTCCGATAATAACAAGACCGTTGTAATTTCCAATTCCATCCAAAATACTCAACACTTTACTAATATCTATTTTTGTATCGTTCTTGTCCTCATTCTGGTTTTGGTTCTCATTCTGGTTTTTGTTCTGGTTCTGTATTTTCATAAAACACTTATCCATAAAACACTTATCCATAAAACACTTATCCACCGATTCGGAAAAATCACTTACGGGAGATTGTTCGCCACTAATACTTCTATTGTGATTTTTTAATCCAACTTCCATTTCATCAAATAACAATATTAATTGTTCTTTGGTAAATTTAATTCCGTTAATTTCTGTTTTATTAATAATATTTTCAAGTTCAGATTGGGTTTTTATGGCACTAAAATTAATCTCCATAATGTGTCGTTTATCATGCAACGCCATTGCCACTACGGACGATGTTTTTCCAGAACCAGACACACCACTAAATAAAAACCCCAATTTACGTTTTAATCCACGTTTTTTATAGAATTCTTTGTTTTTCAACAGGTCCAATTGTTTTTTGAAAACATCCGAATGTTCATTGTGTATGTGGTCAAACGTTTCATATAACTCTTCTGTGGGACTCGACAAAATTTTAGATATAAATGTATTGTTTCCTGAATACACAAAATGATAGAGAGCTGGGTCCACATTTTCTATATTTATTTTTATTTTCGTAAATTCGGAAATCATCTTTTCTGTAAACTCATGTAATATTTCGGCGGATTCACATCGGAGAGAATAAATCACATTGGTCGATGGTGTTTGATACATGGATACCTTTTGGTCTTTTTCCGGTATACGAGCGATATTCAAATGAATTGTATTGGTTTTATTATAGGTTATTTTATGATGATATAAATTTCCTATTTTATATAGCAGTTTTTTCTCATAAAACCAATATCTATCAGAGGAACCATTGCTTAATTTTGAAATTGTAATCGGGTTTATATTACATGTGTGGACCAAATAATAATTTAATGCAATAATCGGATAACAATAATCTATCATTTCTGTCAAACGACCTCCAAAAGCTCTTCCTGTATTACCACCATCAAATCCTTCATATCCTTCATATCGCATATAGGCTTGTTGGTAAATACACATCTCGGAATCGTATTTTTGTTGAATCATTTCCATAAATTCATTGAATTGTTTTTTATTTTTCGAATAAATATTACATGTGTATCCACTGGTATTTGTATGGTAATCTGATGCATATCCATATCCAATTGTAATAAATACATCAGGAACAATTTCATAATAAATACACATAAATCGGGATTTTGCATATATTTCGTCGGATTTTTCTTCCGCTGTTTTCATTTGTGTGTCTAATGTTCCTTTTGCTACAGAAACCGTTGAACTAACTTGTATTTCATTTTGAATGAGTTGTTTATGAACCATTTTGAACTCGTTTGATATGGGAATCAAAGGGTCTTCTTTTTCGTGCAGGTATAGGATTTCATATATTTTCGGTTTGTCGGACATATATTTTTTCAACATTTCTTGCTCTAGTTTGTCTAATTCTCCTCGTTTTAGAGTTGATTTTATCGATATGGAACAGTTTCCAATATCATCGCGAACAACGATTTTTACAGAAATACCTTTCAATGCAGAAATAGGAATCCAATTTTTATGGGAACTTTGTATAATTTGCGTTATATGTTTGTAATGTATATTTTGATTTGATAAATTCATACGCATGGTTATTTCAGGTTGATTTAACAGAAAATCATTCCACATATAAAATGCAATCGAGCTTCTCATATCATTGTGATATGAGTATCCAAAACATTCTTCCGATACATGAAACAATGAAATGGTTGGAATATAACTGTATTTGATACATAGAGCTATTATAGAACAAACGATACAAATAATAATAACTGTTACGTCATTTATATTTTGGAGAATTTTTGTTGTAAATTGACCCAATATGAGTGTGATAATCATGTTATATTCATTACCGAGTGCAACCCCCGCCAAAATATTTGCACTCCATAATGGAGTCAAACTATTTATAGCGGATGAAAACGATTTCATAAAAGTAGATTGTTCGGGTGTAGTCATATTTTAGGAATTTGAATAAAAAATATGAAAAATAGAATTCAATTTTGCTCATCAAATAGATTTTATCCAATCAAAGATAAAAATTGATAATTAAAACATAAAACAAATAGATATTATATATTATACGACTTATTATGAAATTCTGTTCTAATTGTGACAATATGTATTATATTCGCATTGACGAAGAAAACGAAAACAAATTATCATCTTACTGTCGAAAATGCGGACATGTGGATAAAGAGGTTGAAAGTGTTTGTGTATTAGAAACCAATACAACCAATACTCAAAATTATAACTACAATATTAATCCATATACAAAACATGATCCAACTCTTCCGCGCGTATATAATATGGAATGTCCGAATGCTCAATGTAAAACAAATGTTATCGGAAAAAATGGAGAGAAAAATCCGGCTGAAATTATTTATGTGAGATATGACGATGAACAATTAAAATACTCATATATTTGCGTAACATGTGATACCGTATTTACAACAACCAATTCATAAGAACCAATTCATATAAATAATAAAAATAATATATTATATGAACGTATCATTAGAACAAATATCTATAGATGTAATCAATTCATTGCAACTGCATAATTTAAATGAAGATTTTTATCACAATTTAACGGGATTTTATGTAATACACCGTATCGACCAAATTAAAAAAGGTAAATACATTCGATGGATAAGGCTTGACGAAAAAAGGCTTGACGAAAAAAGGCTTGACGAAAAAAGGCTTGACGAAAAAAGGCTTGACGAAAAAAGGCTTGACGAAAAAAGGCTTGACGAAAAAAGGCTTGACGAAAAAAGGCTTGACGAAAAAAGGCTT